CCAGCCGTGGCAGCACCTCTATAACCAGCCGTGGCAGGTTTTCCCGGATCCGCATTACACTCGTTAGTACACCGTTCCTTGACAAAAGATACAGATGCTTTCACAAGCCCCCTTATATCAAGCTCAGCACCTATTCTAATTTTTGAAGAACAAACCTTGTCACTTTCTGAATCGTCTATTTTACCGCTCTGTTCAACCTCACAAAACCTTGACCCGGCTGGCGCATAGTAACCAAAAACATCCAGAGGATAAGGACACGCATGAAAACCTTTCTCGCATGCCTTTATGTCGCCTGTTTCTTCATACTCCTTACCTACCTTATACTTAAATCCTCTACAAGATAAATCCTTATCAAATGCTTTATAAGCCTTTATTTTCTGTTCCATGATATTGTTTATTTTTCGTTATTTTGATATTGCGATAATTTTTTGTTCAAAGATCGGGCATTCTCTTCTGCCCAACAGGTGTATTCCATGAAGCCTGTAGCATGGCTTTTCGGGAATCGAATCGTATTTACGGTATATGGCACAACGGCGGCAGATGCGATGTATATTGTATTTACCTTTTACACCGTAACATACCACAGGATAACCATCAGCAGTTTTCATGATTTTCTAAACAAATGGCTGAACGCATTATCCAAATCCAAGTCTAGATTCAGTTTGGACGGGAAAGATTTAATGTATTCGTACATCTTATAAGCGAGGTTGTCATCATCACCGCATCTGTCAATCAGTGTGAGCAACATGGCGTTCACCATGTCAGAATCATTGCCGAAGTTTTCCTGAGTGGATTCGCTGCAATGATTCACATCACTTTTCAATCTCTTTATCGCGGCTATGGCTGTGTTGAAGTTTCTTTTTGAATCGTGCCGCAATTCAAAGCCTTCCTTCTTGTATTGCTGCTGCATTTCTAGAAGGTTGGTTTCTAAAACGTCCGTGAGGACAAATACGATGTTGGTTATCGTATTCAGTTTGTCTGTTCCTTGCATGATTGTGTATTTTTTTTACAATTATTCTATTTGAGATAGGGGGATTACTGAAATAATAATCCCCTGTTTGTAGACTATTTTATTTTTATTAATTCGCTGTGTATTAGATTAATTGTGTCTACATCATTCTTGAAGCATTCAAGCGTTTCTTCATTGACACATGAAGCATAGTTAAACAAAATCTGTACAAGTTCGTCCGCAAGTTCTTTCGGAGAGATGAACTCGTTGAAGAATGAGTTCAATGAAGTTAGATCGTAATCTTTGTCAGTTTGCATAAGGCAGTTCCTCCATGGTTGAAAGACCAAGTAAACTCATAAGCTCATCAGCTGTCTTCAAAAACCATTCAGGTGATGGGAATGAAGCGTCTTTGTGCTGGTGCATCTTCCCATACTTCTCGCCTTTTTTTGTTATAACCCATTGGAGAACATCTTTCCCCTTACTTATACTGTATCTTGATACCTGTTCTACTAATCCGGCTTCAAGCAGTCTTTTGTTCCCTTCTATTCCGCTCATATACTTTCCCTTCTTATTCAAGATTCTTTTCTTTTTGAAGAGTTCCGATATGGGGAGTGCCGCTTCCTCATCAACAAATTCGGGTAATGGTAATCCGAGAGGGTCTGCAATCTTTTGAAGCATACCTAAAGTGGAATGATTGTCAAGGCTTAGAAGCTTCTTTGTTTCCTTTACCCATGTGAGCTGGTCTTTCAGAACTAATGACTGTTTGGAGTTACTATTTCCCCCGATTGCTTTATTGGTGGCAATCTTTTCGCAAATGATAAAGTAAGAACGGGCTTCTTTCCCTTTCTGTGTTCTTCCTACCATAGATAGCTCTTTTGCCATATCAATGGAAAGAGCGTATTCTATCTTATTGTTTCCTCCCCAACTCGCTCCATAATTTTGTGGAGCAAGAATTTGGTAATCTTGGTTCTCTATAAATCCGTATTGTTCGATACGGTTTTTAATCCAAGTCGAAAAATCTTGCTTACTTTCTAAGAAAGCATGTAAGTCACGTGCATTAACGGCTCTTTGTCCGTTGGTCTCTCTGATAGGGAGTAGTTCTCCCAAATTGTTGTTTTCTGCCATAATGATGAACGATTTTATTGGCATTTTAGGATAGAGAAACGGCTATCCACTTCCCGTCGTTCATCACCATACAGGCTGTGGGTGCATTAACACTCCACACGGGGTTAGATAGCCGCAATATATGTAGCAGCGTTGCAGACATAAAAAATGCCCACTGAATAGCGAGCCTCACTCGCCTGTATGTATGATGAACGCTGCAAATATACACTCATTTTCTGAAATGCCAAAATATATTCCGTTTTTTTATTTGACTTTATTTTCTCTGCTTGTTTGTACAACCTATTTTAGAGCCGTACAATGAATTTTCTTACATGAAAGCATCAATTACAAGCTTTCTTATTGAAATTCTTGTCACAGGGCTGGGAATGCGGTCTATCGTCCTCTTTCTTCGCCCTATCAATCCATCTTTGAAACTTGGCAGCTACAAGAGGACAGTGTATGCGCAGGTTTCTGTCGCGTTCCGCTTCCCATTCACGTATCTTTGTCTGCATCTCGATATTCATAATTTTTCCCATTTTCGTTATAATTATTTCTTTTGAAAACTATTGCAAATTTGCCCATATCTGTCACAGGCACACACTCTATGTCCTTTAGCCTTACAATACGCAGAATTGTCCCCGAAGTTCGAAGCATTCTTGCAATTCCGGCATTTTACATATACGGATTCCGGTTTGACTTTCTTTGCCATACTGTCAGTATTTTCACGGCTTCCTCGTCCCCGGATTCCGCCCGACGTTTCAATTCGTTGTACAAAGTCAAAGAAGAATATCCTTCAGGTGGAATAAATTTTCTGTTCTCTATTTCATCCTGCACCCTTTTTCGGTTTATCGCGTCCAGCTCATAATTCCTTTCGGAATTGAACTCCTTGAAGAAAGCATTGCCTATTCTTCTGGCATCGAAAGACGCGAATGAATTGTCATACTTCCCGGCCTTGTAGCGTGCGAAAAACAGCATCAGTTCGGAAAGCTTGTAAGCCTTGACCTGTGAGGCAAAGGATTGGCAAAAGATTCTTATCCCGTCGGCAACGCCTTTTTCCTTGCTGTTGGAAGCCCCGAATATGCCGGACACCTGTATGTCGATCCAGTATTCGGAAGAGCCACAGCCGTAAAGCGCATCATACTGCATCAGTGAAGGGCAATCTGCCATATAAGCCCTTTCCGGGTTTTGAAGGGCATATCCCCACTGGACCGGTGAAAATACTCTTTCAACCTCAGAACGGTCTTTCCATTTGGTCAGCCAAGCCTTCTTCGAGGTCTCGCTTATGTTGTTGTAGCAAGCTAAGAGCGTAGGCGTTAGCTTCCTGTTTGTCTGTATAATTGCGCCTATTGTTGTTTCCATTGTTCCGTTGTTTTTCAAGTTCAATTTTCAGCCATCGGGCAAAATGCGATTTTGCATCTTGGGGTGATTTAACAGTTTCTCCCTCGTTTTGGAGCTTCATAAAGAACTTCTCCAAATAATCATAAAAATCAGGAGGCGCGAAATCCTTATATCCACATAAACGAGTATTCATGCAGACAGCTTCCATCCATGAACTATTCGACTTCAATTCTTCATAGCACTCATCCAACCCTCTTTCAAAAATCCCAGTCGGAATTTCTTCATACGCGCGCGGGGGAGAGAGATAATTATCTTTGTCTTTATCTTTGTCTAATGCGCGTACATTATACTGTAAGGGCTTAGGTACTACTTTAGGTACTACTTTAGGTTCAACTTTAGGTTCAACTTTAGGTTCAACTTTAGGTTCAACTTTAGGTGTCAAATTTTGATAGCTAATCTGATACCTTGTTTTATCCCGTTGTCCTTTTCCGCCTGATTTGAATGTGATAAGACCCGCCTGAACTAATCTGTTACGTGCTGATTTCATTGAGTTGACCGACACTCCCACGTCAGATGATACCTTTGTATCACTACGCGTCCAGCTATCCACCCAGCCTAAACGATTCGCTGTTTTTAGCAAGTAAAAATAAAGCCTCGTTTCACAGCAGGTAAATTCCCAGTCTTCGTCAAGAGACCAAAACTTATTTATCAGTTCTATATAAGTCATATATCTTTCAAATAATTATCCACCACTTTAATAAACTCGTCTAATGATCGGACAACAACGTACTTCGCCCCAATACTCTCAAATTCCTTTTGATAAGCTTTCTGATTCTCTGACTGTCTGCCTGTCTTTGCTTTTAATTCAATACCACAAAAGGGATAGAATCTATTTGGAATAAGCAGTATCAAATCAGGGAAGCCAGCACGAACACCCATCTGCTTGAACTTGGAAGCTTCAATAGCATTACGCTTTCCTCCATTGGGAGAATGATGGAGCCTTTTCGTCCATTTAGGGTATTTAAAATCCCAATATTGAATAATAGCCTTTTGAAGCTGATCTTCTAAATGTCTCATTCTCTCTTTTTAATAAAAAGCCCCGAAGCGTATTCTCCGGGGCACAACCATTATTTATTACCCATGCCATTTATGTGTGGCTCACATTTATGAGGGATAAGCAGGAGTCGAACCTACACAAGTATCGTCTGATTTCTCGCTTTCGTCCGTAGATTGGCTATCCTACGATCTTTAAACTACTCAACAAATGTATTACTCTCAGCTACGGTCTTGATGACTTCCATTTCTATGTACACTTGAAATTTCCATTCATTTAGTCTTAGCACCCTATGACCATTTTATCCCATGTTTGCCCACCCTATCTTCACAGACCGGGAAGGCATAAAGTTTATAAAAAAAATGAATCTAAAATTATCCTAACCATCCGACTCTTCGTCCGGCATATCATTACCGAAATCCATCGGAATGAACCAATCTGAAATATAGTCTTGCATGATTTAATCCTCCTTTTGGCTACTTAGCCATTCTTTATAATCTTTCTCGTAATATTGGGGTATTATACCTTTCCTCATAAAGTCTATGTATTCTTGTACAGTACAATCATCCCAATCAACTCCGTTGTCTGGTATATCTTCCGTTTCTGATGTACAAAGAGTGTATTCAAATGGATTATACCCACTGTTGAGCCCATATTCTTCAACTATCTTGATTACATTTTCATCGGTGGTTATTTGTTTGATTTCACTTTCAGCCACACACCCGGATATTTCAGAGTGTTTGCCAAGTACTTCACCGAAGTAAACACTGATTTTGTTATTCACTAAGTATTCGACATCTTCTGTGTCTGCAATAAATACTCCTTCAAGATTGCCCATTCTTCCGCAATCGAAGTCCATTTTAAATAATGCTTTCATAACTAAATCAAATCAATTATTTTGGTTTTAACAATCGCATCCAATCTCATATCAGACAAACCTTGTGAAAGGTGTTGTTCCATCAAAGTGTTTGCCTCCTTTAAATCCTTTGCGCAAACCAAATTATAGTATTTCAATTCTTTCTCATTGCCGTTCTCATCAATCTGAGTATCTACAATGGTAGCCTTGAAGAATGGTTTGTCTTCTGTCTTTTCGTTGATTATCTCAATGATGTTTGAACGTGAAATGGAGAAGACATCAGATTCCATATTATCGGATGCGTACTGTTCGATCCCTTTGGCTTCCGCTTCTGCAAAAAGTGAGCAGTCTGTAATGAAGTGTTCTTTTACTTCTTTTTCAAGACCGTCCTTGTTAGGTTTCATCACCTTTAACTTTACCTCGTAATACATATCATTCCTCCTTTGTCTTGTTACGTTCCTTAATCATTGCATCAGCTATTTGGTAAGCTGCTTTAGCCTGTTTTTCAGAGTTGTAGTTTGTAATACTAACTTCTTTGGATGGGAAAAACAATGTTACAATTCTATTCCATAAAGTTCTCCTGCGTTTTGCTGTCATCATTATGCACTTCATTGCTTCAAGTGCAATATGATCGCGCGATATGTTGCTTTCCATAATTTTATTGCTTTAATTGATTAATAATTTGTCTTTTGATTTTCTTGTACAACTTCCCGACAAAACGTCCATGCTTCTCTGTTCCGTCATCGGGCAACTCGTTTTTATAAATATGAAGAAGTAACTGGATGAGAAGCACTTCTTGTTTTGTCAAAGTAAGTTTCATTTAAATATGAAATTTGTTTTGTTCAACCTCTATCTCCATCAACTGAATCAAACGTTCTTCGTTTGGAGATGGGATATATATACCACATTGGGCACTCGAAAAATTCCGAAACCGCTCAATAGTTAGGCTCATCTCCGCGCTGTCAAGATCAGAAGAACTTCGTAGATACTTTATCCGACCCAAAAACTTGTCTTCTCTCTCACGGACGAAAGTGTCTTTGTAGCAGAGAATCTTGTAATAGTTCCGCTTTACATATTCCATCGTTTCACCGATTTGGTAACCGAAATAAGCAAGGCAGACATGAAGGTATTTGTTCTGATTTAAAGATCTTTGGGGTTTCTTTTCCGTCAATTCAAACACCTTCTGTTCCTTTATCAGTTTCTCCAGCTTCGCTCTTGCCTGCTGGACGTGGAGAGGATTAGAGCCATCGTACTTCATCAGAAGGGCAAATCTAGATCATTATCCGACACGCTAGGAGCATTATTTATATCCTCTGGGGTGGGTGATGTATTCTGAGGTATAAACTCTTTGAGGTCCCCGCAGATATAGTTCCTTCCTTCTACCCGTTCCTCCTTTTTAGGGGAACAAGTGATGAAATGCGTATGCCCAAACTGGGATTTCTCTTTGCGTTCGATAACAGCCACATTCACATAGATTCTTTCAACTCCATCTTTACACTTAATTTTCTTCATCTGCTCACGAGGTATATCAGAGAGACAGATAGAACCACTTAAAATTGCCATAATTATATTGTTTTTAATGTTACACTTCCAGCTACTGGAATCTCTCTTAAATATTTCTTATACAAATCAGGATAATCTTTCTCAAACGCCTTCTTGTCGAAATCCTTTCTGATAGTATCCTTTTTGCGAGTAAATGATATGATATCACCTTTCCAACTATATTCACCGGCTTCTACCATAGCCATCATAACGCCATCAGTTATTTCTTTCTTTTTATCAGACCAGTATTTTGCCTGTGACACAATTTCCTGTATTGTCCTCTCCATCTTTCGGTACTCGTCAGGAAGAGTAACAGGGGATATGGAATAGGGATTCACAAACTGTCTGCCTTCCGAATCACATTTCAACAGATTTATTACAATTTCTGATGGTATTCTCTCGACTTCCACTATCTCATGGTTTTTACCTCTCAACCATATACCTATAAGCCTTACCGCATTGCATCCCGGATTCTGCAACTCAAAAAGGTATGCATATATACTCAACTGCCATCTTACAGATTCCTTGTCAAGCACGTAAGTGGTCTTTATATCACCTAAAGTAAAATCCGTATCATTTTCGCGATAAACCTTATCGATACAGCTTGCATAGTGCTCATTGTCAGATACAAGATATTCGGAACATTCGTACCTCAATCCCCAATCATCTTTCAGTTCCTTATATCCTTGTGCTTCATCGCTGTCATGAGTTATCCCAATATCATCGACAAGTTCGCATATACTGTGGATCATAGTACCTCTTTCAGCCGCTTTCCTTAACACGTCTTCGGGAACATCACGGTATTTATCGGGGAAAAGCTGTCTGCCTATCACGGAAGTAATACCGCTTAGTTCCTTATCCCCTAGCATATAAGTATGTTCATCGGGATTGAAAACGACTTGTGATTTGATTAGTTCCATTTCAGTTCTCCTTTCCTTCTTGTCACCGCTTCAACAAAACGTTTGTCACTCTGTAATTCCTTATAATTTCCCCATACTACCTGTAATGTCTCGATTGACAGGCTTGATCTTACTTCCTGCAATGCCATCGCAAGGAAATCCGTTTCCTCAGGTGTTGTACTATCAGGGTCCTTTTGCTCTTCTGTAGGAATCAGGAACAATTGAAGCAAAGAATATTTCAACGCTATGCTCATTGCTTTATTCATTCCTTTATCGCCTGCGTCCATTGCTTCACCCACATTTACAGTTTCCACATAGCTGCCATCAGTGGTCATATACCTAAACTTTATCGTAGCCCTTGTAAATGTGTTCGTACCGCCGGATTTCGTTATCCTGTTCTCCGTTGTGAAATTCTGCACTTCCTGTAGTATGAACACCTCATTTTTTGAGAATAATTCATGAAGTTCGTTCATTACGTTGTCAATCCCACGGAATTTGAATCCCTGTTGCTGGCTCTTCTCCGATTTGGTGATAGCCTTTGTCTCTTTGAGAATATTGGCTATCTTACTGTATATTAACTGTTCACTCATTATAAAATTATTATTTACCAACACAAAAAAGGCAGATCCGCAGTCCTTACAAAGTTCCGCTTCCTGCCATGATATCTTTCCACTTCTTCAAGTTCGTTTTCTAGAGAATCGATTTCTTCATTAAGCAAGGATATATACTTGCCCTTACATTCAGCATTGAATGTGAGCCTTACCGATTTCTCACTCATTGACTGGACTATATCAAGCTCTGAATAAAGCTTTTCCAATTCATCGCTTATCTGGCTTATAGTTCTCATACCTTTTCAAGAAATTGGATCGGCAATGAGCATACACCTTTCATATTAGGATATTTGACATCAGCATATCCGTTAGCGATATAAACTATTGTACCTGTCAACGTATCACCTATCTCACGTACTTTATCACCTTTCTTCATAACCATTTTATTTTAAGTTCAACTTTAACCGGAGGATTCTCCATCTTGGAAAATCCGTCAAGAATCTGTTCTTTAAGAAGTTTGGGAGGTCTGTCAGTAATCTTACTATCCAATACAGACAGTTCCTCACGTTCACCGTCATAAAACACAAGCGTTACTCCTTGAACTATGTATGGATTCATGGCAGTTCGGTATAAGTAAGATTTACACCGATACATTCATGTGTCGCACGGATACTGTTACGGTATTTTTCCAAATCATCCACCATAACAGGCATGAACAATTTTACAGTATCCCTGCCACCGCTGGCATACACAAGCTGGTAACTTGTTATTTGATATTTCTTTTCCATGATATTTATATTATTGCGGCAATGGTTTCCAAAAATCAATGTCCCATGCCCGGTTAGTATTTCCACATATCCAAATATTCTTCTTATGCTCACTATCGAATACCAACATCCCGGTATTCACAAATTTCCCGGAACTCTTCACAAGCACTCTTGTGTCCAATGGTGGAGGATCTTTTTCTGCATTCCTCCATTTCATGGATTCCAAAACAAATTGAGCACCTTTCTCAAAATCCACTGATGCTGTCTTTTTATGGGTAAGCCCTCGTATACCATCCGCATACTCCTTGGCTTTCATTTTTATAATATCTTTATTCATGATAACTTAACTTGTTTCCAATTAAAAAACTCCTGCTATCTTCACAGACTACAGGAGCAAAACCTAAACGACTTAATCTATCACTTATGATAACTTACAGCCACCGTCAGCGGAATCGGACCGCCATACTATCCGTTAAATGAAAGTAGAGATTAGAACAGATAATTATTTATGTTTATTACCTTAGACAGTACCAACCATGGACGGTGAAATTCCGTACCTATATTCACATACCGGCACGGACAGACAACATTAACTTTATGAAAATAACAAAAAAACTAGATGAAAAAATCATTCATATTCCTTTAACTCTCTGTATGTCATTACCACCAATATCACACACAATAATGAGATAATGGAAAATATAATCACCGATACGGATTTTATAGGGCTTTCCGTAACTATCGCACCATAAATCATTCCTAAGGAGCATAGTGCGGCAAATATAGACAGGATAAAATTAGCTGTTTTCATAATATGCATTTTTATATTGTTCCCCTCAACGGCTTAAACCGGTTGTTACCCCGAATCTTACGGGAGGGGATATATTAGACCTTCCGGCGGTACTTGTGCCCAACCAAGTTTACTTAATGCACTAAGGACAAATCGGTGCACCGAAAGTATGTTCAATCAATTATTATAGACCCTCAATACGTCACGGCATCCCTGCTGGTATTGACTCCTATAATCAGTCCGTTTGTCTGCATTATATGGCTTATGAGTTACACCATATAAACATTTACAATGTGTGAAAGAACTTTGAACAGTTCCCCTCAACGGCTTAAACCGGTTGTTACCCCGAATCTTACGGGAGGGGATATATTTATTTGTCTGCTGAAATACAAGCCAATTGTTTCTTTAGATAACTTATACGATCACATTCCATATCACATATTTGACTACCTTGTTTTTGGTTGTGAGGATAATGCTTACATTTCCCCCTTTGAAAACAAGGACATAACTGCCGGTACACTATCACAGTTCTTTCTTCTATCTCCTTGCATGCAATACTAATAGCTTCCAGCGCGTCAGCTTTAAAAATCAACGGTTCTACCGGATTACCAAGCTGGTAGCATTTATTATTTATAAAATCGGTTGCTTTGCTCATTTTTTATTTATCTAATAAGTATTTATTTACATCTTGTTTAGAGAAATACAACAGTTTGCCCTTTTTAGTATATGGGATAGTACCATCATGAACGCGTTTTCTTAAAGCTCCTTGAGATATTCCTAGATATTCTGCGCATCTAGCAGAATTCATTACAGAATCATTCTGTTTTCCCGTCACTTCTGCAAATCTTTCCGTGAGCATATTCATTTCTGTTCTTGTCATCATAACCCTTGAATATTTATATTTTCACTCTGATAATGGATTCTGCACCACCATAATTCTTTATCGCCTCTTCCCTTATTCTTACTGCAAGTTCAGTGTTGATAATGTACTTTAATGCTCTGCGTACTGTTTCACCGCTAACCCCGAAATGAGATGCGATGTGTTTCTGTGCACCTTGTGGAACGATTATCCGTGGAATTTCTTTGGTTCTTCCTATTTTATTCATATATTTGTATATTAATTATTGCCGTTGCGAAATAAAACTGTATTCAGTTCGTTTTCACATTGCAAATGTAGTATCAATTAATGATACTACAAAAGATTAAAGTATCTTTTTATGATACTATTTGCTATTTATACATTATTCTAAATAACACAATATATAAAATACTGAATATAAGAAAGATAAAATTACTCGATAAAAAAAGGAGGTGCTATGATTGACATTCAACATTCAAACGAACGCAACTTTTGTGGGGCTATAACTCCTAAGGAAAAGGATAAAATAATGAAAGCAATCCTTGATATGGCGGCCCATGAAAGAAAAACATTCTGTTTTACTCCTAATGATGTTCCCAATTTAAAAATTAATGGGAAACAATTTGAAATGGTGATTATGGACTTCTTTGAAAAAGGATACATAATTACTTATTGGAGTAATATCCAGTTGTAGTAATAACGAAGATAACATTCCCGTAGATGATTATTTAACAACTAATGAATGGAAATTATTAGCCCAAGATTCAACGCATATATATTATGCATCAATAAATAATGAATCTAAAAAGCGGCTGGTAAAAGAAAGAAGAAGTGATAATAAGATTATATGGGAGAAAGATATGATAATTCCTGATCCAGTAGATATATATTTAGGATATGGAGAATACAAAACAGTAGCTTTTGAGCCATCTTCAGGATATCCTTTTTTTGACAATGATAATTTATTATTGTGTAAATGGTCTGGTTTTGTTAATATTTCAATGATGTTAAAATGCTCAGCCGAGTGTATTGCCATTTATAATCTGAATGGGGATCTTATATCTACTAAATATATATGTAATGACGGAGCATATAATTACGATTACGAAAATGCAGCTATAAGATATGGGGATTCTATTATAATAGGGAAAAATAACGGATATTTTATTATTGACAAGAGCGGAAATATAATAGAAGAAAATAACCATATACATCTAGCTGGGTTTGGTAGTCCTGACGCTATTTTGGGAAGAAAATATGTGCTAGTCGATTGGGATGACGGGAGGACTTCTTATGACGGTATGTCAATATTTGACCTTGACAAAGGAAGAACAGATATAAATCTACATAGCTATATCAATCATAAATATAAAAAGCCTTCTAAACTCAATTATACAAACATATCTACTAGTGGAAATAAAATGGTCATTTCGTTAAAAATTATATTTTATGACAATACCACTACAGATGAAAAAATTATCGTTGATATTGATTTGGGAGAAATTATAGAATAACGTCATTAATCTAATATTCTAAGCAAAACATTATGTTTTAACTCCTATCTAACAATCAATGGTAAACTGTATGAAAAAGTAATATGATACGCTATACAATCTTGTTAAAAATAGGTGGATTTTTTAACTTAAAAACGGAATTTGTCGGTATCACAAAAACATAAAAAAAGCCCTCTATAGGGCTCAGAAACGAGTTGAATATTTTTACCGTGTGATACCAATGGCAAAAAATAACGCTTAATCGGTTGATTATAAATAATTTGTTAGATTCCCGGTTTCGGCTCAAGGGGGTCAAAATGCCCCTTTTTTTTTATTTTACGCCAATAGACTATAAATCAACATCTTACAAACCTAATCGACTGATTTCCAACATGTTTAAGTAACCTTTTTAATGGCTACCACCGTTACTCTGCGTTACTTATCGTTACATTGTTGAACCAAGTGTGATACCAATTTGTTTCTGGTATCACAGCTGGTATCACACTTGGTATCACATTTACCGTAATTAACAAATTATAAATTAAAAAAGAAACAGTATGGAAACATGGAAAATCAAGCCGGTATTCGACAGAAAAAAGAAAGCAACACCGGAGAAATCAGCTAAGGTTGAAATTGAAATTCAATTCTCGCGTACAGAAAGAAAATGGATCTCAACAGACATTGAACTGTATTCAAACCAATGGGATGGAGAATTTGTGGTACGTCACGCTAAATTCAAACAATTAAATAAAGCAATAACCCAATATGTAAAAAAGTTTGATGATATTATCAAAAATATCAGAAAAGAAGGAAAAGACATCAATCTAAAAAACTTTAATATTTTTTATAACGAAAAACACGTAAAGTCTAAATCGTCATTTTTAGATTTCGCTTATGACGAGTTACAAAGAAGGGATCTTAAATGGTCAACCAAACGAGCGCACCTTATAGCACTGGAAGCTCTAAAACGCTCCGGAGTAATTAAAACATTTGACGATATCACTCCTGAAAATATAGCTTTATTTGACAGGTTTATAAGAAGAGAAGATCCAACAAGAGGACAGACAACAATACATGGATACCATAAGAGAATAAAACCTTATATTAATGAAGCGCTTCGGCTTGGACTTATCGAGGACACACCTTACAGGGTATTCAAAGATAAACATGGTAGATATAAAACAAGACAGCCTCTCACAATGGACGAACTGCAATCTATCCGCAATATAGAGTTGAATGATCGACAATTACAAAAAGTACGTGACCAGTTTATATTTCAATGCTATACCGGCTTATCATGGGTTGACTTATACATGTTTGATTATGACAGATGTACTGTAGAACATAACGGAGTTGCATATATAGACGGAGAACGTATCAAGACCGGAACCAAATTTTACACACCTATACTTACTCCAGCAATGGAAATATTAAAAAAATACGATTATAAATTTACAGTCCCTACTGTACAGTCATTTAACAGAAGCCTTAAAATCATAGCTGAACTTATCGGCTTAAAAAAGCCCTTAACCAGTCACATAGCCCGGCATACATTCGCTACCACTGTTGTTTTAGCAAATGACGTACCTATCGAAACGTTGTCTAAGATGCTAGGGCACACAAAGGTTTCAGTCACACAAGTTTATGCAAAAATTCTAAATAGTTCAGTAGAAAAACATGCGGAAAAATTAAACAGTATTATATAAATCCATCCGTTGTGCTTATGAGTTATCGCTTTTAGTTCATAGGCACAACGATATCACCCTTGCCAACACGACAAGAGGTATCAGCCTGTATATCCACCTCTCTATACGTTCCATCGCATCACAGCAAGTAAACGACAAAAATACCAGTGAGGCACATCATCTGCATGTTCAAGCAATATGTTCAACTTATCTTCTTCCATATTCTGTTAACATAAAAAAATCGGTAAAACCCGTTGGGGATTACCGCTTAATGCTAAATAGTTACTTTATTTTGCGTTTTTGAATATTTAATTTTATCTTTGCGCCATGAAGATAGCCCTTGATACATTGAAAGGCTACGTTGACCGTAGCTCACTAGTGTAGATGTATGGGGGGTATCTTTTTTTGCACCTTTAGATTGCAGAACAAAACTACAATTCGAAAAAATTATTTATCAATCTTTTTCATTTCCTTTGCTGTCATTTTAAGAGCTTTTTTAATTATAGGCAATTCTTTTTCTTGTGGCAACTGTTCAGGTTTGCGCCCAGTATTTTGTTCTACTATATTTCGGACTTGCCTTCCAACAGTATAGTGTGTTTGTTCTAAATTAGCTTGTCCAGATATTTGTTTACTCTTTATAAGCTCTTCGGTTTGGGTAACACGGAATAGATTGGCAGCAAGTTCGGTACGGCTCATTCTGTCAAATAGCTTTCCTTTTTTAACGCCACGTTTCTTTTCAAGCTTCCACGATTCCATATTATACATACCCAGATAACCTGCATTTTGAAACTTTGCATAATCAGTAACATTTGCGGCTTTTGCTGTTGAAGCGAGAGATTTGTTTCCATCTGCAAGTTCTTCACGTATTAGCACGCGGTCTATTTCCTGATTGTTTTCAATGTATAATTCAAATTTTCGTGTTTGCTGTGCGAAATAAGCTTGCGCCAATGCTACTTCTGGCTTCTTTGGATCGCCATTCATAGCAGCAAGATAACACGCAAAACGTGTAAGTTTGAAGTCTTGGAACTCAACACCATTATTATTGCGTTTCACAGCTATTATATTTTCATAATGAGGAATGTTGAGCGAAACAAAAGCCTTTGTCGCGCGGTCAAGAACTTTACAAAATGCTTTCATATCATTATATCCAAGCATAACCATTACTTCTGAGGCCCACCAATAAACGATGCCGTTTTGGTTTTTAAAGTCTTCAAAAGAAAGAATCGCATTGTTGTTTTCTTGTTCCATTTCCATCTATAATTTAAAATTCGGCTCAAAGATAGAATAAAGTATTTGTTATTCCAATAATATCATATAATTAAGATATATAATTTTATTGGATTTATGTATATAATTTCACGACTATTTTGTAAAAACGGTAATTCCAACAAGTCAAAGAACGCTTCTGTTCGATTATTATTTTTCCATTCCCTTTCTGCAATGTTCACATAAGAACTTTTTGGCTACAGGAAACATCTTTTGACCGACATATCCACTGAGATATTGCGCTTCCTCTCCATAAGGATCAATCCCGAAAGCCTTGGAGATATGCCGGCACAAATGACCTTTTTCGTGGTCCCACGAATTTTGAAACTCTTCGGGGGTAGAGGTTAGTGAGATAACCATTACTGTCTCTCTTCTCCTGTAGTCCGAATAGGTTAGACCGGTATTCATTCTGCCTTCGGTCAGATTGCGATACGCACGCTTGAGGGAATCCCCCCTGCATCCTATACGGTACAGGTCCATAATGATCCGATCCGCCCAATAGGTGTGTACCGCATAATACACTTTGACGTGCCAGTCTCCATATTTCGGTATGTAGAACTCCTGAATAATCATATCACATCCGACCAGATTACAGGAATCCCTTTACCTATACAGGTGGCAAAGAACTCGTCAAACGCCCTGCAAGGATCGCCATCAATATCATCAAGGTAGCATTTTATATGCTTGCATAAGTGAGCCTCGTCAACCAATGATTTTTTATAGAAATCCGCTTTCAGCATGTTTGCGACATAAGCAACGTCATAACCCTTGTCGTGCTCAATGGTAATTCCGTTCGCTTTCAGCATATCGTCCACTTCATCTTTGCTCCACGGCTCCAGCTTTTTCTCTTTGCCCGTGGCTTCGTCTTTCACCTTCATTTTTGAAACGGCCCATTCATAAAGTTTCTTGCTGAAATGAAAGCCGTATGCTTCCAGATATTCCCTCATGCCCGATGGAAATCTGCTGTATGTATCCAATCTCTGTTCCATAACCTTTATTTAAAAAGAGGGGCATTTCACCCCTCCACCATTAATAAAACTCACCGTTAGCGCGTCTGCGTCTGCGTTCGCCCATGTCATCCATACGCGGATATTCAGGAAAGTATCCGGGGTATCTGCGTTCATCCATGCCGGATGAGCTTCCACCACCTGAATAACTTCTTCCGCCATCACGGAAACCCATTTCTCCGCGCATTTCTCTCATGGCTTTTTCGTAACCTTTGCGGCAGCCTTCCTTATAGGCTTCCTCCACCTCGTCACCTCTCATACCGAAGCCGCGTCCGTAATCGTCACGCCCTTCTTCTAATATTTCCCACATTCCCATAATCATTTCTTTGTTTTGGATGTTTCAACCACTCCGAGCTGTTCCATGAGCCGTTTGTTCAAATCCATAAGGTCAGACATATTCTTGCTCATTTCCGCCATTTGCCCTTTCAGAGAGGATATTTCCTGCTCCTGACGTTGTTTCTCGGCAAATTCAGGGTTCAAGAGCGTAAGCATCTTGTCACACCCTGCAATGACGGAATTGTGGAAGTCCATACTGTTGATGATGTCTATGCTTTTCTGTTTCATAGAAGCGACCTCGTTATTCATAGCATCACGCGAGCATGACACTACGATATTCCCGTTCTGTCCGAAGTCGGCTATATCCATGCCGGCAGGAAGATTTTGGAATGTTGTGTTCTGCCCGTTGATGCAGACAACAACATCCACAACCATTTCCATTTGGGGCAACTGTCCCATAGGGGATGCCATAGGATATTTCGGCTTGGGAGCGGAAACGCTGACCACCGGGCCGTATTCGATAAACGGGTTAGCATCCTTATGAAGTATATACAATTGGTTATTGGTACGAAGTGATTGAAACATGATTGTTTAATTTTAAGGAGTGTGGTTATTCCCATTTTGGGAACCACCACAAAACTCCATGTTAATTATTACTTGCTCCGTAAAGAAGCGGTTTCTACTGTAGGAGCCGGAGCCGTTGTCGGTCTGTACCCTCCATTAACAAGATACAATTCGTTGGTGTACTTGTTATAATGAATCTCATAGATGCCGGTTCCAGCCAAGTTTGCAACAGTCACAGGCTCATTGTTATAAGCCATCAACGGTCTTGTGTCCCCATTAGTTCCTATCAATATCGGAAGTGTAGCAGTCGTACCGGCAGGTATAGCTTGTCGGAGACTGATATAGAATCCCCCAACATAATCCCTGTTACGGAACGCATGGTTAGGGAGTTCAAGAGTAACATTCTCCGTACCGACTGTCACAGCCACCGTAGGAAGAGTATTGAAGTTTGCTCTTCCGATTGATGGGAATGGGAATCCTGTAAAAAAGTTAGGCCACATATCTACCTCCTTTCTTACCGGATTAACCCCAGTAGTTGTTGCAACCACATCCACTACGTCCGTATACAGCGTCACCCATATATGCACCGTAGGCGGCTGCACGGAAACAATCTGTATTAATAGCGGTTAAATTGGGGTATTGAACACTCACAGTATTGGGGAGCTTGCATTTGATTCCATCAACATCGCTTTGTAATGCCTGCAATCCGGCTGCCAAAGGAGCAATCTGTTGTCCTACTGCACTCAGGATAGTGGCGTTCTGATTACGCTGGGATATTTCGGCTGTTAAAGTAGCCTTTTCCGCAGTAAGAGATGCGATTTTGTCCTGCAATGCCTGATTTTGAATTGCATCAAGTTTAGCAAGGATAGCATTCGTGTTGGCAGTAGCACCGTCACGCAATGACAATGTGTTTTGGTTAGCAGTGTTGATTAATGCGTTAGTTTGGTTGCACATTGCAAGCTGACTCTCGTATCCTTGTGTGGTTACAAGCTGTTTCATATCGCAGCAACAGCTACAGATCTGAGATGTCAGAGCGTTGTTACCTTGCATAATCGCAGTCAGGATACTGTTGGTGTTCTGACCCATTTGGTTACCGAGACCGCAGATTGCCTGTGATACAGAGTTAATACCGGCAAGGATTTGGTCTGAAGAGGTGTTAACAGCTTGGGCTAATGATGCAATGTCCACACCGTTCCGGTTAAGTGTCTGCATGATCATTTCTCTTCCTTCATCGGCACCCTTATTGTTGTTGCCACCGAATCCAAAGTTTCCGTTACCGAAGATGGCTGCAATCACAATCAATGCAATGATGTCCTGAAAACCTCCATTGTTTCCGAAAAAGCCGCCGTTTCCATTTCCTCCCATCAGCCCCATCAGATAGCCTGTGTCAATTCCACGGCTCTGCAAGGACGGAAGAATGGACGCAAGCAGACCATTGTTTGCGCCGGTTCCACCGTCTTGGTTAAAAACATAAGTTCGTTCCATAAGTATTTGTATTTTGTATCCCGGTCAAAATCGACCGTTCACAAAAGTATATATATCATATCTCATGAGGAATCAGTTGTTTCCCAACAAATTCTTTATATTATCCCAATATATTCTCATCATTTTCCCATTCTCTATCCTCTCATGGAAATTAGATATCATGTAGTTAACTGCACGTTTGGTTTTGTGGATATGAACGGCTATCTGTGAAGGGTACATACCACTTTCGAAAAGAAGAGATACAAGAAGATACCGGGCATCCACTGTCTCCATCTTCTTATCAGACGATAATATTTGGTCAACAGACACTTCTGTTTCTTTTGAAACAATATTAATTATTTTGGCAAAGATTTCTGACTTGCACATGTTTTTTCTAGTTTTTATTCTTATCTTTGCCATGCCACATAAAAAACTTGATATATACATAAACAAAGCATAAGATACCGTGTTGAAGATATTAAGCCTCCAACGTACGGTGTCTTATGCTTTTTCAAATTTTTATGTGGCAATAATTATTTGAACGTTGGGGCTTTTTTTTTGATTCTAAGCCCCTGAAAGAATTACTTTTATTAAATGAGTTTTTCTATTATATGCCACACTTCTACCTGTGGCGAATAATACTTGATGTTGCTATCTCATCTTGCACCTCCCTTCTTCTTTATCAACCAAATGACTACGATTAACAATACTAATATAATACCTATAGATAACTCTCCTAGTTCTAATTTTGTCTTCTGCCACCATGTTAATTCCTTCTCCACAGGATAGGGAACCCCTACATCTTTCTCCTTCTCTACATAAACTGTGTCGTTAATTGTCCTGTCACGGTAGACTATATGCCACTTGTCAACTAATACTGAATCGTTCTTCTCTCTTATATAGACAGAATCCTTAATGTGGATAGAGTCACGTTCGTACACAGTAAGATAAAGACTGTCAGTCCTTATTGTTTCTACGGGAACATACCTTATACTCCGGCATGACCCAAACAGCAATAGCAATGCTATCCCTACTGCAATCCATATATAGATCCTTAGTTTCATAGCAGGTCCCATCCCTTATAGATATCCTCCATTACGGCAGGAACACCATTCTCAACATAAGATATAGCAGCAGCCAAAGAGCACATCGTATCTTTATCCTCAATGTCCGGAACATATACTGAAGGTACCTGCATATCCTGACATACCCGTCTGATGTAAGCCCCTGTATTGTTCTCTGTCTGTGGGGCCCATCTTGTAATAAAGTCTGCAATACAAACACAGTTGTGTCTCCTTCTGTAATTCTGCAATGTACGGATTAAAGCACGATAACCCCATTTCATTTCTACAAACTGAAAAAACTCCTTGTCTGTCTGTTTTTCTCTCAATCCCAGCCATTTATCCTTTGTTATTCGGATATTACCCGGATTTGCATTTCTAAGACCTCTTGGTAAACTCTTCATTTCTTTCCCTCCTTTTCTTTTAATTTCTCTATTAAATTATTAAAGCGACTGTTAATATAGATGCTGATGCCAAAAACACTACCGGCATACAACAGACATTGAGCAAACAACCACAATACACTGTCGTGTATCTGACCCATAGGTTCCGAGCACACAAAGCCGGCCACAGCCAAGGACGCTCCCAGTACAAGCATCCCCACGGCAGTTGAATACTGAATGTTTTCTTTTGTCTCCTTTCTCATTATACAAAATTATAGTTCAATCCTTTTTTAATCCTTTAATTACACGTTTTGGATTACCCGATTTTCAAGCTAACCTTTATTTTGTTATACAAAACAAAAAAGAGCCTGCTACGGAAACTAATCCGCAACAAGCTCTTGGCTTTATCAAATATGTAGTATGTCCTTTCGTCATAATTAATGTGGCGTGCATCTTCACACGCTTCCACAAAGATAAATATTGCTTCTTTCTTTCGCAAATAAGAATACAAAAAAAGGACGACCGCCAGCAAAAAGCACAGCAGCCGTTCAATCCACGCCCTACTCTCTATCCCATTTTCCCAAGAAGACAATAGCGAAGATATCAAACAGGTTGTATCCACATGGGAAAAAGGTTAATAAAATATATGTTGTATAATCTGTTATTTTAATTTAGATTAAACAAAAATAATATTTAAATTGTTTGTTAATGAATAAATTAATTTGTTCCTTTGTAGCAGGCAATAGCCTTCATGGTGTGAAGTTACACCATACCCACTTTTAGAACGTGATCACTGTGGAGGCAATTGCTGTATTATAACGGCGGTTGCCTTTATTGTTGAACAATGAAACAATGGTTTAAGATACCTTCTTTAAAGAAGTCGAATAAGGATATGTATAGTGATGCTACTTATCATGGTAAAGATGATGGTGGTAATTTTATTTATGTTCCTAAATGGGTGGAAAATCTGTTTTATGGCAATAGAGGGAATATAGATTTTGACATGTCGACCGTTGAAGGGAAATCAAGAGCCTTACATGAATGTTGGCCGTTTGCAATGGTTCTAGATCATTGCGGAAGAATGATGCAGAATGGGCGGTATTATGTGACGGATATTAACGGAAACGAGAAGAGGAGTTTCAAAGACATTGTGACTCTTCTGAATCGTCCGAATGTGATACAGAGTGGGCGTTCTTTCATAAAGCAGGTTGAGATATCTTTGAAGTGTTTCGGTTTTTGCCCTATTTATACATTAAGAGCTTTAAAATCCGACCTTCCTAAATCCATGATGGTAATACCTCCCGAATTATTCTACATGGAGTCTCTTGGTAAGAGCCCATTTACTCAAACAGAACTTTCTTCAATTTCTAAAAGGATATATATACGTTGGGGAAATGAGAATATAGAACTTGGTGATGAGGAGTATTTTGTCATATACGATTCGATAATGGATATTCCAAGTAATAATGGAGGGAGAATTACCTTCCACTCCCCTGTGGACGCATTATCTACTCATACTCGAAACTATATGGCTCAACTGATAGGGAGAGGAAACCTTATTGTTAATGGAGGGCCTAAAGGGATACTATACGGAAATGATACGACTGACGTAGGGAATGCAGCTATTACTCCGTCTGAATCCAAGAAATTGCAGGATGATTTCAAAAGGAAATATGGTATAGTGCATAAGTTGTATGAAATCATGGTGACTCCTAAGAAACTAGGGTGGATTACATTAGGGTCAAATACAGACCAATTGAAGCTTCATGAGGAGGATAAGGCGTGTTTGGAAGCGATAGCTCAGACGATAGGCTTTGACCCCAATCTGATTATACAAGGAAGTACTTATGATAACTCTTCTCAAGCAAAGAAAGCGGCATATCAGGACCTTATTATACCTGACAGTGGATCTATAACAGAGGCTCTGACTAATGCTATATGTAAGGACAGGGCAATAATCAAAATGGACTTCACTCATGTCCCTTGCCTTCAAAAGGATATGAAAGAATTGGCGGATGCCTTGTCTACAGCCTCTAATGCTGTAGCTTCATTGTATAACAATCGGCTGATTACTTTTGAAGAGGCAAGAACCGAAATGTCCAATTTTACAGATATTGATCCTGATAATCCTAAGGGAGAATTTAAAAGTGAAATAAATAATGATGGAGACAAGCAAATACAAAAACAGGCTGGGGAAGCAGTATAAATCCTTAGCTTTTTATGCAAAGGAGATACAATATGATTCTGGCAGCAGAACTATCAGTGGCTATGCTGCGGTTTTCAATAACATTGATAAGTCCGGTGACATGCTCCTGAAAGGTTGTTTTTCAAAAAGCATACAGGAGAGAGGCCCGGGAAGTTCTGCTAATGATAAGATTATCATGTTGTGGATGCATGACATGCATGAGCCTATAGGACGCATTACGCTTCTGCAAGAAGATGAGAAAGGGCTTTACTTTGAAGCGTCTATTGATGATGTGGAAAGAGGAAATCAAGCGTTGAAGCAGCTTGAAAGTGGCACTTTGAACCAGTTCTCTATAGGTTATAGTTATGTATGGGAAAAATGTGAATATGACAGGGAACGTGATTGCTTGGTTGTAAAGGAAGTCATTCTGTATGAGATATCCGTAGTGTCCATAGGATGTAACGGAGAAACTGAATATCTTGGTCTGAAATCGGCAGAAGAATATGAAAGTGCGTTGGAGTCACTTCCGGTTGAAATAAGTGATGTATGTAAAGGACTTCCGATAAGAAAGAGGGAGGAAATCCAAATGTTAGTAAGAAAAGCGATGTCACTCGCTCGATACAAGCCGGCAGACAAGCCACTTGATGAAGAGGGAGCCGATGAAAAAATAAAACTATTTACAAAACCTTTAAAACTTAAAGAAGCATGAAATTTGACTTTTTAAGCAAAATTGATTTGTCGGTAATGGATGAGGTTTCCGTGAAGTCATTACAGGCGTTGCAGGACGCAATAAACGCTACTGTAGGCGATTTCATGGACGATACTATCGACAAAAAAACTTTTGAGGATAAATTAAATGAGGTTTCTCAAAAGATAGATTCCGAAAAGGAATTGGAAACAGTGCGTAAGGAACTTGGTGAGATGAAAGAGATAATCGTTCGCATGAAAGGTGCAATGCATAAGAATGAAGACGGGCAAATGGTGTTCAAGTCTGTAGACCAGCAGATTGAAGAGCAACTGAAGGATTTCATCACAGTAGGCAAGCATGGAGAGAAAACTGTGGACTTGAAAACGGCTTGTAAGCAGTCCCCCGGTTTTAAGAAAAGCCTTACGCTTGTTATAAACAAGAAGGAGGTTGCGCCCTTGAAGAGTACGGGTGTGGCACCACATTATAACATGACAATTGATAGTCAGTTATCTGTTGATCCACGTTCCCAGACTGTAATCCGTAAATTTGCCAATGTGGCAGCAATATCTACACGATCATTGACTTATGCGGAGTTCAATCCAGGTGAAGAAGAAGCTGAATGGGTTCCAGAAGGCGGTCTTAAGCCTATGATGAGCGGTACATTGGCAGAAGTTACTATCAATGCTGGCAAAGTGGCTCTTGGCGCAAAAGTAACTGAAGAAACATTATCTGATTTGCCTCAGTTGGTTGCGGAGGTTAGGGCTGAGATTATCAATCGTATTGGTTTGAAAGAAGAAGAAGGTATTCTGTCTGGTACTGGTTCCGGCGGTCAGATTAAAGGGATTGGGAGTGATATACCTACATTCTCTTTGACAACTCTGAAAGTAGATAAGCCCAACACTTATGATGTTATTGTTGGTATGTATACACAGATTGTGTCAATGTCCAATATGGCTTATCGTCCAAATCTTGTGCTTATGCATCCTCTTGACTATGCGCAGATGCAGTTGACTAAGGATGTTAATGGGCAATATCTTCGTCCTTTCCGTATTGGCGATGAACTGATTCAAGGTCTGAGAGTGGAAACCAGCACAGCAATCAAGCAAGGTGATATTTGGGTTGGCGATTTTAACTATCTTAACATCCGTGATGTATGGGTTCTTACCATTACACTTGGATGGGAAAATGATGATTTCACTAAAAATATGGTGACTATCCTTGGTGAAAAACGTCTTATGGCGTATATTAAAAAGCAATATAAAACTGCATTTGTCAAGGATAAGATTGCGACCGTTATTGAAGCTATAACCCCTGCCGGTATTGGCGGATAAATTTATTAAACATTATGAAAGTAAATTTGACTAAAACTTATGAGGTTGAGTTCGCAAAGGACGGGGCCGTTTATAAAAAAGGTGATAAAGTAAGTGTTAATATGTTACTTGCAGGTAAGTTCTTCCAAGATGGACGTGTTGCCACTGTTTCTTCGGAATTGATGGAGGACGCTAAGAAAATCGGTGCTGAAGATTTGTTCAATAAAAAGAAGGACCTCAAAGATATTGTGTAATGTTGGTGGATTATACTTTTTTCCAAGGTGGTATTCTTGATATCGAAGGTGCAGTATTGAATATACATACTCCTTCTGAGACTAATAAGGCAATTGTTGACAGCCTTCAAGGCTTTGTAATGCAATATGAGCCGGAATATTTAGAGAAGCTCCTAGGGGAAAAGTTGTATAAGGAATTCTCATCCTATATTTCCAACGATGGAGAAACGAAGGAAAAAAGATGGGATGATCTTATAGCGCATCTTGTCATGAAATATAGTGATGGCGATAGGGAGATTTCCAAATCCCCCATCGCCAACTATATATACTTCCATTACTTGAGACATAATCACACTCAGGCGACTATTACAGGAGTGAAGGCTGATGGAGATGATGGTCGTCTTGTAAGTCCCGAAAGGAAAATGATGTTTGCATGGAACGACATGGTAAGAATGAATATCAGACTTGTGAGATGGCTTCAAGCCAATAATGCGGACTATCCGGATATCGCCACCGATTTCGAATTGATGGAAACAATTAATTCCTTTGGGTTATGATAATTGATATAATATCAGATGTATGTGCTTCCTTGTCAAAAAGAATGGATCAACAGATAAATTACATATATGGTGACAGTTCTTATATAAGGGAAACACTTCTTCTTCTTGGGAAAAGCAGGGTGACAGCATCGGGAAAATTCCCAATGATAGGGCTGTATGTTCCCTTAGACGAGGAAAGGGATAGTGAGAATTATTTTTGTAAGGCATCTGTAAACATAATAATCGCTACCAATACACTGGAAAAGTATACAAATGAACAACGTCGTGAGATATCTTTTGAAGGTATTCTTCGACCTTTGTATTACGGATTCATAGAAGAGTTAAAAAAAAGTGATAAATTTGATTTCGGTTACTCCGGTATTGTAAGCCATACATATTCAGAAAATTATAGTTTTGGAAGACGTGGTGCTGTTGATGTTGACGGTAAGGAAGTTGGCGAAAAGATAGATGCTATTGAAATAAAGAATTTGGATTTAACAGTTAAAAATCAGAATTGTTATGCGAACAGATATTAGAGAGTGCGGCAGCACGTCCGGATTTAATACTGGAATGAGTTACTGCCCCCTGCAACCGGACAAGGTCGCAGGTGTTATATTGGTCATTCATGGCAAAAAACTGCCCAAGGAATTGACTGCTGATGCTTTGGAGGAAGCCTGTCATGCTGATTATCCGGACAGAATTTATCCTATTACAGGATTTTCGGAATACGCGGTAAGCGGAGGTGAACCCAATACAACAGAAAATGGTTATGCCGGGTCGGAAATAACGGGCTATTCGGCAAGGACGGATACATTCACGTTGCGTAAGTTTAATCTAGCTTTACAAGCTAATCTTGTATCCAACAAGGATACATTGTTTGATATGTATGTTTTTGACAAGAATAATGTAATCTACGGAGAAGATGACGGAACAGATGAACTTGCAGGATTCGATTTGTCAGGGGTTTACCCTACAGGACAGGCTTATGATTCAAGCGGTCAGAAGGCTTATCTTGCGTTTAATGCGATGTATTCCGATACCGAGAAGATGATGAAAAACATGTCTGTAAAGCAAGCGGGTGTCAATTTGGAAAATGTTCTCAAGGGATTGAATTACGTTGAATTTGTCAAAATGGCATCTCCTGAGAATACATATAAACTCGTGGATCACTATGACCGCACAGACCTTACTGCATATTATGGCACTGTATTGTCTAATAAGGCTTCAACAGTCGTTTCTGGTGCGTCAGCACTGGAATACAGTAACGGTGTGCTTACAGCGACAGGAGGTGTACCGGTGCTTAAATCTCCTTCTATTTTACAGGCTAATGGGGTCATTGGAATTGAACAATGGGTACAATGAGAATTAATGGAGTCACATTTATAGAGTCCGAGGTGGTCAAACTTTCATTGGATGAGTTTGTCGCTCAGAATATAGATGTATTCTGGAAGGACATTTCTAGAGAAAGGCGGAAATCAAGGCTGGTTTCCGTATATAATAGGATTATCAATAACAGTAATTTAGGAGGCGGGGGAGATTGATCCCCCGTTTTTGCTATGACATTGGAGGAATACGCGAGATGTTGGAAGAAATTGGCTGATGGCATTCAGCCAATGATAAGGGATAAGATGGAAAGGGATGTTCCTCAGTTTGAGGAATATATACGAGAACAGCTATATAGTGGTGTTGATGGCGATGAAAGTCCTTTAATTCCCGGATATACAGAGGACCCGTACTTTAAAAAAGCTTATGGAGAGCATTGGAGGAAAAATGCCGAACGCTATAAGAATTGGAAGACAAAGATACAGAAACCAAAGCCTTCATATTTGGGTTTTTCTGCAAGAGGAAATAATACTCCAAACCTTATCATACGTGGAGATTTTTATAGTTCCATCACGGCAATACCAATATCAAATGGTATAAGGATTGCCAGCTATGGCGTTTCTTTTGGTTCTGATATTGAGAAGAAATATGGTTATAAAATTTTCAAGGTAAGCTCCAAAGCAAGGAGGCATTATGTTACGTATAGGCTTATGCCCTCTATTGATAAATTTATAAGGAGGTGCGAATTATGAAAAACTGCTTGTGCCAAGGGAATAAGTCAATGAGGGAGATGGAGCATATGCGTTCAATTGCAGAGAAGGCTGCTGTTATGGATGAATGTGTTTATATATTATATAAGGTTGGAGATGTGTATAAGTTCTGTCGTGAAGGTGAAAACTGGTCGGGTGAGTTTGTTGAATTCATATTTCCGTAAAATTATAGCGGACATCCGGAAGGATTACCGCTATCTATGTAAAGGACGGATCTACAAAATATCGTTTTCTCCTTTTTCAATATTGGCTCTTATTTGCCTTAGAAGCAAGAATGATCCTTCCATTTTGTAATTCCCTAAATTTTGTTTCGCCTGCATGATGCAGCTTTCGATAGTAAGGGCTAAATCGGGAGTGAACGCGGATTTATTAATTTGCATTGTTTGGGGGAGTTGGTTAGCATGATCATTAAACCATGCAATCATTTCATTCAATTCTTCCTCTGTGTAACTTTGTCTTTTTTCGGCCATATTATATTTCCCGTGATTAATGATGTTTATATATAAATATTTTATGCAAAAAAAGATATTTATTTTTTAATTGAAAAACAAAACTATCATTTATGTTGCAATTTAGATTTTGTCTAAATTATAGTATAAAACGCCATATCATTAATTACCATGCGTTACTCTGTATTACTGTATATTACGGTCTGCTTTAGATCGTTTTGTATTGATTTATAATGTGTTGTATAATGTAAAAACATCATTTACCTTTGTAGCCGTTGCAAGTAGAGAGGCAACAGACACATGATTAAACAATCGCTCAAACGTGAGCCTTCTTTATATTTGGAAATCCGTTGCCTCTCTACTTTAGCAACGGATTTTTTCTTTCCTATAAGTTAGATTAAATCCATACAATCGGTTGTGACGCTGTGTGTGCACCTCCATCCGATTTAAACCTTGTAGAGGGCTGTGAAAACGGGGCGGGAAACCGCAGGAAGTACGATACAAGGAAGCACTTAGAGGATGCTTGTACGGGTGTCAACTCACCTAAAACCTCGAAGAGAATGCAAGTTGATGTCATTCTCCCTTGAAAGGTTCGGTCATTATACGAGAGTTTAAAGCTGCGAATCAAAGGGAAAGCCCGCTGGCTGTTTGGCTTAATATGTTCAAGTGAAAAAGAACTGCCAAATCGCCTAAAGGACACTCTGTACCCACGTGGTTGGTATTGCCGAGAGTTAAGATGTGATACGAATATTAAACATTGATGGATGATTAATATAAGAAAGATATAACTTTAAATTATAGCTTATGAATGAACTTGTTTTTAAAGGTCAGAATGACCAAGTTTTAACTAACAGCCTATTGGTGGCTGAAAAGTTTGGAAAAGAACATAAGCATGTCTTAGATGCTATAAGAGAGCTTATACAGGGGTGTGCCGAAACTTCGGCTGACCCTATGTTTGTTGAAGCTATAACGAATAACAAGAGCGAACTTTAATATTATTATATGGATAATTCGATTAAGATATTTAAGAATGATGTATTTGGCGAAGTACGAGTAGCTGGAACAAGTGAAGAACCGCTTTTCTGCTTAGCTGATGTTTGCAATGCAGTTGAGTTGAGTAATCCTTCATCAGTAAAAACAAGATTAAACGATGAAGATTTGCAACTGCTTGATTTACACGCCCTAAATCCTGATTTATACGTAAATGGGAATTCATTTGCTACGTTTATAACAGAATCAGCCTTCTATGACGTTCTTCTTTTTAGTTCTAAAGAAAGTAAAACCGTATAGAAGATGGGTTACGCATGAAATATTGCCCTCCATTCGTAAGTACGGTGCGTATATGACGTCCGATACTATAGAAAAGGCTCTTACATCTCCCGACTTTCTGATTCAACTTGCTACTACTCTGAAAGAAGAAAAACAGAAACGGATTGAAGCAGAAAAGAAGGTGGAAGAACAAGCCCCCAAAGTTCTGTTTGCTGATGCTGTAATAGGGAGTCGTTCTTCATGTCTTATAGGTGAACTGGCTAAGATAATATCTCAAAATGGATTCCATGTTGGGCAGAACAGGCTGTTTGAGTGGCTTCGCAATAATCATTATTTAGGAAGTGTTGGTGAACGTAGAAATATACCTAATCAGCAATATGTTGAACAAGGTCTGTTTGAATTGAAGAAAGGTACACGATCCGGCAATGATGGAGTGTTGCGTACTACTATAACAACCAAAGTTACCGGGAAAGGTCAATCCTACTTCATAAACGGTTTCCTGACTGGCAAATTCATCATTTAACCGATTGTACAACATTTCAAAGAACGAATTATGAAAAATACATTTGAATCAGCAAGTTACATTGGATTTATATTGTCAATTGTTTAATATTCATACCATTGTGTAAGATAAAAACATCATTACCTTTGCATTTGTAACAAGTGCAAGTCGTTACTTGATGTTGATTAAATATTCTCCTATTGGAGTTTATATATGACTGTACCGTAGTAGCTTGCACCTATTACGAGACTTTTTTTTATACGATTCCAAGCGTGGATAGTATAAGGGAGGAAAGCAGGAGTGAATAATGGCACAATGGGGTTCGATTCCTCACCTGCTACAATCAGTCAAAATAAATCCCCGGAGGCGGAAGTGACTGAGCCGCCAACGGGGAACAATATTAATCTTATATCGCAAAGATATGGAAAATTTTAATAAGTTAGTACCTATTGATGGGGAAAATGGCGAAAAAAGAACAATAAGTTCACTGCAAATTGCAGAAATTACAGGTAAGGCATATTGTGGCGTGTTGAAAGTCATTAGAAAGATGGATATTATGCGTGTGAAAATAACAATGAAAAATATATTTTCATTATTTGTTTGTTTGAAAAAATGTTGTATCTTTGTAGTGCGACACTTTTATATACATACTTGGTTTGTGGAATTTTTATGTTCCATTGATAGCTGCTGCCTAAAATATAAGCAGAGGTTTCTCCGTGCATATTCGCCCACAAGCCAATATGAAAGTGTCGCAACTTGGAGAAACTCTCTGCTTTTTTTATTTATTAACTTTTAATTTTCATTATTATGCGACACTTGAATGAAAATCAAATCTTCCAATACAACGGAAGTCCTATCACCTTTCAGAAAGGCGATAGTGTAATGGTAAATGCCACAGAAATGGCTAAACCGTTTGGAAAACGTTGTAATGACTTTTTGTCAACAAAACAGACGAAGGAGTTAATTAGTTCATTATCAGCCAAAACGGGAATTTCCGCAACGGGTTTAGTTACTGTAAATCAAGGAGGTAACAATCAAGGCACTTGGATGCACGAAGATGTAGCCTTAGAGTTTTTATCCACATTATCAGCCGTTAGGATAATTCCCCTAACGGGTTTGGTAGATAAAGCCTTCAAAAAAATATTGTTTTCGTTTGGTAGCTTAAGGAATTGTTGTACCTTTGCAGTGCTACAAGTTGATAGAATTATCTATCTCGCAGAGCAAGCGGTTAAGTTGCTCATATTTTATATGGGTATTTTTTATGCTCATACTTTAGGATATTGGCGGTTGCCTATACGTAAGTTATTGTGTGCTCTTCGGGGTAGACTATCAACTTGTAGCAGCGTATATGGTAACCGCTTTTTGTTTGCCTATTGCCTTCATAAATAACTTTTAAATGCTACAAGTTATGACAGATTTAATTTATACAAAGAAACGATGAGTCCACTTGAAATAGCTGAACTCACTGGAAAGCGACATGATGCTATCTTACGTGACATCAGAAACTTACTTAATCAAGGAGTAAACGCCCACAATTTTGTGGAGGTTGAATACACCGATAAAAAGGGTGAGAAAAGACCTTGTTATGAACTTACAAAGAAAGGTTGCCTAATCCTTGCCAGCGGATACGATGCAAAACTCAGGGAAAAGATTATAGATCGTTGGGAAGAATTGGAAAGGGACAAACAAAACGGGAATTTTCAAACTCCTAGCACCTACATTGAAGCATTGGAGGCTTTGGTAGCTTCTGAAAAGGAGAAAGAACGGATGCGTATTGAATCGGAGCAACAGAAAAAGCAAATCGAACAGAAAGATGCTAAGATAGAGAAGCTCCAGCCCAAAGCTGACTTTGCCGACAAAGCCTTTGCGATGGAAGGCAAATGTGATATAGGACAGGCTGCCAAGATACTCGGCTTACCATTCGGACGAAATACCTTGTTCAAGAAGCTTCGTGAAGCAGGAGTATTCTTTGCTAACAGGAATGAGCCAAAACAGAAATATATTGATGCAGGCTACTTTGAGATGAAAGAAAAGCCTATCCCAAGAGATAATCATCCGGGCTTTGTCGTGATGGTTGTGCTATGCACACAGAAAGGGCTTGCATACATCAATTACCTGTTTGGTGGCAAACGTTCTGACGGAAAATTGATGAAAATAGCCTAATTTAAATCTTACATATTAATCAAGTCTTTCCCACCTTATTTTACGAGGTGGGCAGACTCTTTACATCCATAACAGTTGCGATTCGCAACACGAATAAAAAGACTATGAAAACAATAGATAAACTTGAAATTATACTTCAAAAAATGGAAGAACAAAATAATAGACTTGAACAGATATACGGCAAGCATCTCAAACTGATTGTATGCACTGGGAAAAGAAGTGAGAAGGTGAAATTTAAACATGAAGATTGAAATGCTATGTTTATAATTTATTTAGACAGTATTCTAAATTGTAAACAAATATGTCGTAATGTTTTGATTTGATTTTAAAAGTATATTACTTTACTGAAAATAACCAAATTATTATAACTATAGATAAAAAAGTATTATGGTAGTATTAGAATTAATTATGGTAATATTTGCAATCTTGCAAATTATTTTATTCTTTAAACTATGGAGAATGGCTGATAATGTAAATGAAATTGTAAGAAAAATGAGATTCCCTTATAACAAGTCTGAATCTTCATATCCTGAGTCGTATTCAAAATTCCTTTTTTTGCTGTACAATAAGAGTAAGGGTGATGCAAAAGAATATTTGTTAAAAGTAATGTGGGGAAGTCGTGATATGAATAGTTTAGTTTCTTGTAGTAAAGTTAAAGATTTTGAAACATATTATCATTATCTGCAATTAAAATATCAAAGTTGGTTTGATAAACTAGGCGAGGAATTTCCTTCATTTGATAATTTAAAGAAAGAAAAAAAATAAAATCCTTTTTCACGGGGAGAAGTTTTTGCTTCTCCCTTTTTTATTCCCTTATCTTCATAATATCAATAAAATCACTATCTTTGCTCTTAGAAGGTGCATGAAGTTATGCACTACCCAAAACTTACGAAAAGACCATGGCAGGAGCAGAATTTAAAATTACTGATGCGATTGATCCTAACATCGTTAAGAAGTTGAATGAGATAAGGATTAATATTCAAACCACATCTTCCGAATATGCGAATTTCACGAAACAATTAAGTGATGGCATAAATTTTAAGCCGGGTAATCTAAGAGAATACCAGTCTAAAGTTGACAGTTATAATGCTACAATTACCAAATTATATGCTTCTCAAAATAGGTTGTCTGAATTACAGGCTAGTCAATTAAAGTTATTGACCGATATTTCCCGTAAGATAGAGCTTCTTACCAAGCCATTGAATACATTGGCAGACAAAATAACGGAAGTAAAAGTAAATTTGAGAGGTGCTTCCGAAGATCTGAAAAACGTGTCACAAGATGCGGAAAATGCTTCTGTTTCATTTCAAGAAGCATCTAAGAAAATATCCATGACTGCTGCTGATTTTGATTCAATCCGTCAGACGGTAAAGGCTTTTGATACACAAGCCTCCGAATTGAACAGTAGGTTAAGTGATAACAAAGAAACAATTTCAGCCTTAAGAGCATCTCTGAGGGAATTATCAAAGGAGTATAAGAAAGGTGCTATCAGCGAAGAGGAATACAAGTCCAAAAGAGATGCTACGGTATCCCAGTTACGCATGCTGACAGAGCAGAATAAACAGTATTCGGCGATATTGAGAAATCATACGCAGGTAGCGATTGCCACAGCAGGAAGCTATAACGAGATGAAGGCTTCAATGCTTCAGTTGGAAAAGGAATATTATAACCTTTCACAAGCTGCACGCGAGGGAGCAAAAGGTATGGATATCTTGAACAATATCGGCAAGTTGAATCAACAATTAAAGGATATAGATGCACAGATGGGCAATTACCAACGTAATGTGGGTAATTATGCTTCGGGTTGGAATGGCCTTAATGTTTCCATACAACAGATTGCGAGAGAACTTCCGGCTTTGTCTGTTAGTGCCAATACTTTCTTTCTTGCCATATCCAATAACCTTCCTACATTTATTGATGAGTTAAAGAAAGCGAGAATTGAATATGAGTTGGCTAAAAAATCAAATCAAACAGCTATACCTGTATTTAAGCAGGTATTGAGTTCCCTTCTTAGTTGGCAGACGGCTTTAGTTGTTGGGATAACTCTTTTATCGAGTTATGGAGGTGAGATAACCAAATGGGTGGGTAGCCTGTTTGATGCGAGAAAAGAAATTGATTATCTAAAACAGCTTCAGGAGGATTTGAATAAAGCTCAAAAAGAAGGTGTGAAAAATGCCCAAGATGAAGCTGTTAAATTGGATATATTATATAGGGCTGCTGTCAATTTGAATAAACCTATGGGAGAGCGGGAAAAAGCCGTTGAGGAACTGAAAAAGCAATATCCTTCATACTTTAAAAATATAAGTGATGAAAACATTCTTGCAGGTAAAGCGGCTGATAGTTATCAAAGGTTATCTAATGCCATATTAGCTTCGGCTAAAGCTAGAGCTGTGCAAGATCGGCTTGTAGAACAGGCTAAACAAAAATTAGACTTGGAAGATCAGTTGGCAGAAAAAGAAGAAAAACGTGCGAAACTTGAATCTGCTAGAGATCAGATGAAAGCACAATATGAATCCAGTCAAGGGGCAGCTATGGATACAGCTAGAGACATGTATGGGAAGTTAAACAAGCAGGTTGAAGACTTGGATAAAGAAATAGGTTCTTTATTAAATCAGTTATATCAAGCAGATAAGGCTAGTAGAGATATGGCAAGTTCTATTAACATTGGAGATGTTACATTTAATCCTCATTCTGCCGATAAAGCATCGGATGATTTAGCGCAATACATAGAGAATCTTAGGAATAAAATGGCTGACTTGTCCGTTTCTCTCATTAAAGATGAGCATGAACGTAATCTTGCTGCCATAGAGAAAGAATATAAAGACCAGATAGCAGCTGTAAAGGGATATTCTGAGGAAGAGAACAAACTTCGGGAAATGTTGGGCCAAGAGAGAATGCAGAAGATAGCGAAAGAGAATGAGGAATATGCTAAGAAGTTGGCAGAGGCTGAGAAAAAAAGGATCGAGGAAAAGAAAAAGTATACTGATGAGATGCTCAGACTGGAAGAGGAACAATCATCTCTCCGTATAGCAGCTACAAGTACTGGATATAAGGAACTTGAAAACATTATAACAGAAAATTATTCAAAAGGGCTGCTATCGCGAAAAGAATACGATGAAGCCATGCGTGAACTGGAGCGGAAAGCCGCAAACGAGCAATTACAGATACAGATAGATGCTGCTGAAAAAATGATTGAGATAGCGGAAGCATCGGGCGTGGTAAGCAAGCAACAAATTGAAATGCTGAGAGAATCAATAAAGGCAATGGGAGCAGAGATAGGTTCCATAAATGCGGATGATCAGTTGAAAAAAGCGGAAGAGCAACAGGATATCACACGAAGGAATTTTGAAGTGTTGAAAGGTTATTCTTCTGCATTGAAAGATCTTGCATCGGATATCGATAGTCCGTTTGCCGGTATATTTGATGGGATGGATAAGGGATTCAGTATTATGTCTGATAAGATATCAGGCGTTTGGGGAGAACTTACAGACGGTGAGAAGATAGAAAGAACTACCGAGATGTGGGGAGCGATGGTTGGCGGGATTGGTAGTATGATATCATCCATTTATGATCGCCAGATTGAAGCTATTGAGGCTGAACAGGAAGCGAATGAGAAAGCTGGTGAAGAGGAAATTTCCCGTATAGAGGCTTTAGAAGAAAGAGGTGCTATAACAACTGAAGAAGCCGAAGCGCGTAAACGTGCGGCGGAAGATAAAACGGCACAAAAGAATGCCGAATTGGAGAAGAAAAAAGCTGCATTAAGAACAAAACAGGCAAAGTTTGAGAAAGCTACCAGTATAGCTGAAGCGGCTATACAGATAGCAGGTGGTATTTTGCAGACGATAAAGCAATTGGGTTTCCCTGCTGCAATACCTATGATAGCTGCTCTAGGTGCTATGGGGGCGATACAGCTTGCTACTATTATAGCGACTCCTATTCCGAAGTACGCCAAGGGGACTGATTCTCATAAAGGCGGATTAGCTGTAGTGGGTGATGGTGGTGTCCCTGAAACAATCGTTACTGAAAAAGGAGCGTATATTACTCCGTCTGTCCCTACTTTGGTTGACATCCCTAAAGGTGCGAAGGTTATACCTTATGCAGTGGATATGGACAGGATAAAGGCTCATGCAAATGATTTTGATGGTCTTATGGCATATAGAAGCGAAAACGATCTTCCTCCTGTATCAATAGTTAATGATTATAGCGAACTGGAGAAAAAGATAGGGCATCTGGAGAAATCACAGCAGATAGGATTTGCAAAATTAGCCAAGGCGATAAGAGAAAACAATTATCATCAATTTTCAAAAAGTATCTGATTATGAGGTATACAAGTGACATATATGAACTTCCCTTGTCCGTTTTTATAGAGATTTATACCAATGATAGCAATACTATTGAATTTGACGATGAGGACAAAGGGGCTGCATCGGCAAAAATTATCAATGACTATATAGAAATTGTCGGGAGCAAACAGTTGTTCTCTGAGATATTGAATTGTAATGAGCGTATGAATCTTGCAATGACCGTGGAGTGCATGAAGGCATGTGAGAACATGATGAAGTTGAAAATGTATGATGAGGTGCGTGATATTCTGATGAAGATAGGTTATTCGTGTAAAAAAGGTGATGTAATGGCTATGAATGCTAGAATATCCGCATTAAATTCCCGTGCACAATATGATTTGGATAAGATAAGTAAGGAAAAGAATGAGGGACTGAAGGAGAAGCCTACAAAACGTGGATTTATAAATGAAGTTGTCGCTATTGGGAAGTATAATAAGATGTATATCAATCCGAAAGAATGGGCCGCCGGATCTTATGCCTGTCTTGTAAGGCAGACATGTGACGAAATCGATGGGTTGAATCGTAAAAAGAAATAATTATGTATTATCGATGTGAGTTACTTATAAATGGTCTGAAGTACAGGGTTACTGATGATCTTGAGAATTGGGACGAGGTGAAGGCTAGTTTCAAGAGAAATGACTATGACGGTGTTATCCGTACATTTTCCAACAAATTTTCTTTTGCTGGGGATGCTAGAAAATTGCTGTTAAAACAATATGATGAAGATTATTTGAATGCTTCTGCCTCAATAATAATAAGTACAAGAAATAACAGTTGGTTGTATAATGAACGGTTTAGTTGCGCTCTCAATTTCTCTACATTGCAGGATAATGGTCGTATCTTACAGATAAATGCCGTGGATGATAGCGTGGCGTCCATGATAAAGTCAAAAAAAGGAACTCAATATGAATATTCGGTCGAAGAGGTGAAAAGCCCCATTCCTCTTGTTTATGACGGACTTGAACTTTCTGAATCAGCAAAATGGATTCCTACAGGTGATACATTGGAAGACGATGACACTCTTATTAATGTTTATTTCAGCAAGAAAATGTCACCAATGCCAATATATATAACTGCCAGTGATTCCTTAATAAAGGGGTCTCTTGAATTTAATGATCAAACAGTAGGTGGTGATGATGTATATTCGATAAAGGCTCTGAAATCAATTAGGATAAATATAGAGTTTAATATTGATATGTTTGTGTTTAGGAAATATCAGTCTGGTGCTTTGGGATATGATGTAAGAGGTGTGAGGCTCCAGATTATGAAGATAAGTAATGATATTGATAGTAATGGGGAAGCGGTGACTACGGAAACGGTGATAGGAAGTTTTGAACTTACGACAGAATCAGAAACGCCAGTGGAAAAGAAGGTTTCGGAATCGTACAATATAAGTCTTTTGCATGATGATAAAATAATAGTGAGAGCTATGTATGTCAATGAGAAAGAAGAGATTGTACCTGTATTGCCGGATTTGCCATACAAAGTCTCAACATCAAGTTATTTTAAAGCATCATGGAAAAATCGAATAAACCCTGTTGAGATGGATGTTATAAAGCCCGATACATTGCTGAACAGACTGCTTAAAAGTATTAATGGAGAGAAAGATGGTTTGACTGGAGTGATTGAGGGGACAGGAGATAGAAGGCTTGATAATTGTATGCTCTTGGCGGCTGAATCAGCCCGTAAGATTCCTGGAGCCAAAATATATACATCCTTCACCAAATTTGCAAACTGGATGAGTTATGTGTTTGGTTATGCTTACGACATATCCGGGAATACAGTAACTTTCCGGCATAGAAGCAAATACTTCTCGGATGATGTTGTCAAAAGGATAGATGATTTATCTGATTATGAGATGAAGGTTAATTCTGCATTGGTGTATTCTCGGATACGAATAGGCTTTGACAAACAGGATTACGACACGGCTAATGGAAAGGACGAGTTCCGTTTTACGAATGAATATACCACAGGCGTGGCCATAACGGACAATAGCCTTGAAATGATATCTCCATACCGTGCGGACGCATACGGCATAGAGTTCCTTGCTGACAAGATAGGTGGAGATACTACAGACAACGAAAGTGACACTGATTTATTTATGGTAGGGGTGAAATCTGATTCATCTGGACTTAAGTATATATTGAACAGAGATTATCTTATGGGTGGCGTTCTCAGCCCTGACACAATGTTCAATGCCATGTTTTCCCCTTCTTCTATGGTTTTGGCCAATGAAGCATACATCGGCTCATCTGTTGAGATGCTTACTTTTGCGTCATCAGATGGTAATAGTGATGTGGGTATTGATGGAATGGGGGAAAGTAGGGATATAATTCTCTCAAAAAGGATGTTTACTGTGGCGGAGGTGGAATTTGAGACTTCGGATGTGGAACTCCCGGAAGATCTTACAGGAATTGTTGAACTGGAATACCAAGGCAAAGTTGTACAGGGATATTATCAGCAGGCTGATTACAATTTTACAAAATCACAAAGTTCAAAAGTAACTTTGATCGTGAAAAATTTTAATTCGTTATAAAGATTCAAATTTTAATTGTTATATTTGCAATGAAAGCTTGTGAAGTCACAAGTTACTAGAAACTTACGAAAAGACTATGATATCAATCGGAGATGTTTGTCCGTTATTCTTTAAACCGCTGAAATATAAATATTCAAATGCAGGATGTTTCAGACAAGTATTTTCTGTGTCAGACAACATCCTGCTGCAAATCTTTTGTGATAACGGCGAAAAACCTTCAGCTTATTTGAATGATAAGATCGGCAATATTTCCTCCAAGATAACACTGCTCACTTATGATGTAAATGAAAGCATTAAGATGTATTATGCCTCATTATCTCCTTCGGAGGGGATATATACAGTAACTATAGCCGATAAAGAATGTGAGGAGTTCTGCGTGTGTGAGAATATAGGTGATTCTATTCTGATTGAATATTCCCATAAAGATAATAATTCTGCGTTTGATAATATATTCTGGATTGATGAGGTCCGGCAGATGTTCCAGTTCAGAATAATAGGAGGATTCAAGCCGGATGGGGTGGAGTTGAAAGTTGAAAACGAACAGTTTGTGAATCAGAAGCAGGAGATAATAGAAATGTATTCTCTCCCTTATAAAACATTTGATTTTGTTTTCGGGACAAGTTGTGGCGTTCCGTATTATATAGCGGAGTTTATAAATAAGGTACTTTGCCTTTCTCATGTCAGCATAAACGGTAATTTGTTTGTACGGGAAGGGGATTCTGTCCCGGAAAAGATTGATACAATAGGTAAGAAACAGATGTTTATATATAAAGTGACTTTACGCCCTAGACAAAATGATATCGCCGGGATCGGAGGCAAAACTGAGATTGCAACTTCATCTTCAGGAATCGCGTTTTTACTAACTAATCCAGAAGAGGACGATGTGTTGAAATATAAGAAGGCAAAAGCTGCTTTTGTTAATGAAAATTACGTGTAATCATGGCTAGAAATCGTCCTATAAAGATATTGTGGTACGGTTCGGAAACGGATGATGAAGGAAATCCGATTATACCGAAAATATCCCCGTCATTTGAAAAGCGACTGGAAGGGTTGAATGAGGGAGAGATATACATACATAATGATGATAATAATCCTTCTATTTACATAAGAACCAATAAAGATAGGGTTGTTGCCATATCGGGAGGTGCAAATATAAGTGAATTGGCTAAATATTTTTTGCGCAAAGACAAGGAGGATTCTACAAATTTTCTTTTATCATTATTTGGCGGAACTGTCATTAAGAAATATGCCAAGTTCGGTGATTTCGTTACCGGCGTATTAGGTGGATACATAGACGAAAAAGGCAATCTTGAAATGGAAAGCGGTGTATTTCGTAAGCGTTTGTTTGTTCCTGAAATAGCCTATAACCGTACAACCTATTTCAAAGGACGTATGGTAAACTCCCCCGGTGGTGGTTGTACCGTATTGTCATACGTGGATAACGGCGATGGAACCTACACCATCACTCCCGATCTGACAGATGCGGACGGATTGAGCCAGTTTGTTGATGATATCCTTACCACCTATTTTGTGACTAAAAATAGCAAAGGCAAGCTGAACGGCTTTGAAGAAATGAAATTCCGTGTGACTGCCGCAGATTATACAGCCAAGAAGTTTACTGTCATTCCCCGTCCGGGGCATTCTGACTGGAAACCTGCCGAGCAGATGGTATTGGCACAAACAGGTAACTTTACGGACCCGGAACGTCAGACTTATATACTTATTGATTCAGTCAACGGAAACAACTGTATTACATTCTTTGACAATGCCAACACTTGGGACCCGGAGCCGGCGCAGATGCCTGCGTGGTTCGGCAAAAAAAAGGGCATGACCGTTAACGGAATTGATTGCGAGAAATATTCAGCCGTGTTGCAACAGGTCTTATTGACTGGTCTTATCTTTCAGATAGATGAGATAACGGGGAACAAGGTTCGTGTACCCTTGGACAAGGGTGAATGGGTTGCAGGGAAGTACGCCTACTATGACCGGGTGTCACATAACGGGGCTTTGTGGTTGTGTGTTGATGATAACGGAACGACAACAGAACCGTCAGAAGGTAATCCGGCGTGGTTGAAACAAGTGGCGGAAGGGCAAAAAGGTGATCCGGGATTGTCCGTAGTAGGTGGCGGTCATTGGGAGTCCTCCAAGACTCCGTACAAAGCCAACACAATGGTCACTCTTGCCAATTGTGTCTTTATATCCAAGGTGGAAACCTCCAATCCTCCCATCAGAATATTGCGTGTCAAAGGTGGCAATTTCTTAAGGAAGAAGGACGGTGGTTACTATCTTGCCGGGAAACCTGCCGACTGGGAGGTTAACGAGGATTGGAATATGTTGCTTGACGGGCGTGAGCTAAAAGGCGAGAGCATCACTTTCCTAGGTGAATTTGCCACGGCTCCTGCCAATCCGAAAAACGGTGATTCATACCGTAACACGACTGATCGTGCTACCTACATCTATCAGGACGGAAGATGGCAGCTTATGATATCGGACGGAAAAGACGGTAAGGATTATGAGTATATCTACACAAGAGGCAATATCATAGACAATCCTCCGGCAAAACCGGACAGCCAGCAGAAGGATGATTATATCCCTGAAGGCTGGACGGATGATTTTGTAGGAGTGGACGCTGATCATCAGGTTGAATGGGGTTGCAAGCGTTTCAAGGAAAACGGTGTATGGTCAGAGTTCAGCACTCCTGCCGTGGTGCATCGCTGGAGTAAGGACGGGGAGAATGCCATCATGGCGGACTTCGATAACGAGATGGTCAATGCAGCCCTTACTTCAGATGGGAAGGTCGTATCCTCACAGACTTGGAATACAACTGTCAGTATGTGGTATGGAACGGAGAAGCTCACGCTTGACAGCATCACCTGTACACCTGACACAAATCTTCTGTGTGCGACAGACAAGAATACGGGAGTGGTGACAATATCGGTATCTGCCGGAGCTACTCTTGCTGCGACAAACACGGTGAAGATCACAATCAGGGCTACAAAGAACGGGCAGCAGTATTCCCGTGATCTGACATTCACTGTAGCCGGGGTCCGTGGAGGTGCGGACGGTTCAGATGCCGTGCTATACAGTATTATCGTTTCTGCCACTTCTGTAAGCAAGGACAAGAATGGGAACTACAGCGTGTCTTCCGTTTCATGTTACAGGCAAAAGTCAGTAGGAGGTGTGATATCCACCACAACGGACGGTACATTGAAATACAGCATAGACGGTGGGGCAGAAACTACCATAAACAACAATACAGCCATATCAAGCGGAAATTTCACGAAGACATTGAAGTTTATCTTTTACGTGGATGACCAGATAGTGGATGTTGAAACCGTTCCCATGCTTTCTGACGGAAAGGATGGTGCTGACGGTGAGAGCATCACAGCAGCCGGTCATTGGGAATCCGCCAATACTCCGTATGCGAAAAACAGCACAGTATCGTTTGCCGGAGGATCTTACTTAAGCAAGGTTCAAACATCCAATCCGCCACTTCCGCTTCTTCGTGTGAGAGGTGGACGTTATCTAAGGAAGAAGGATGGCGGTTACATACTTGCCGGGAAGAGATCGGACAAGGCTGTCAACTCCGACTGGCAGAAAATGACTTCCGGTGTCGAACCGTCCGCTTCGTACTGGCTTGACAGCCCGGTAAGCACAATAAACTTTACCAGTACGGGCACACCGTCACCGTCAGCGTTTGTCGTTACCATGAAACAGAATGTAGGCGGTAATGTGAGCGATACGAACAGGTTCTATCTTGCTGCACGCAAATACAACGGAAGCTGGCTGGATCACGTAGGTGCTACCCTAAGCAATCAGATATCCGTTCCTGCGACAGCCGGATACACTCAGTTTGCCGTCCGGGCTTATAAATCCGCATCGGACGCGAACGCATGGAATAATAATTTTGTCGCTGAAAAAGGGGTGGGTGTTGCTAATGATGGTGCCATAGGAGCAACCGGAGCAACAGGGGCGTTTCCCCGTGACAGAGGTGTATTCACATCAGGACAGACTTATGTCTGGAATGCGGATTACCGGGATAAGGTCATATATCTGATAGGGGGAGTTTATTATAATTTCCTTGTAAAGAATTACGGCGCTTCCGTTACCGCTGCACCCACATCAGCCAACGGGGATTCGAACTGGGAAGCTATGCAGAAGTTTGTGAATATCGCTACTGACACTCTGTTTGCCGATGGTGCGAATGTAGCCGGCTTCATGTTCAAAGACAAGGTTCTCAAGTCTTTTAACGACAAAGGTGAAACTCTTCTTATCAACGGTGAAACCGGGTATTTTAAATGCAAATTAGCAGAGATTACAGGAACAATCACGGCGGATAAAGGACGTATTGGTCCGTTCTCCATCGATTCGGGAGTATTGTCCTCAAAGATCCTTTATGAAAAGGAAACAAATAAATACGTCGGTTTCAATCTGTCTGCCGGACAGATAGAGTTTTATAACGAAAGGACATTTGCACGTGTAAAAATCGGAGGAAACACGGCGTTTGGTACTATTGAAGGGATTAAGTATGATGCCGGAATTGATATACAGAGTCCAAATGCTATGATCGGGATGCACATCAAGACCCTGAGCATTCCTCTGTTCGTGGAGGGAGGTAACATTTTCCTTCATCCGAACAATGACAGCTATGTTTCTCTTCGTGGCATAGTTGGCAACTGGAGGAATATCTCTGTCAAAGCTTCATTGAACAACAACGATGATAATGTGATGTTTATTAATAGAGACAATATAGAAGTGACGCTTCCTCCGGATGTTCCGGGACATACTATATACTTCAAACGTATGAGCGGCGGAGTAAGATTGACAGGAGGACGGATCCTGTCTGCTCCCGGAGGACAGGAGGTGTCTTATATTGATTTGGATTTTGCATCCGGCTTCATTAAGTGTATGGGTAATTATTGGGTTATGTTTTATTGCGGATAATTTAAATATAAAGTATGAGAATAAATTTTGCACAATTTCCTATTTATGATGGAATAAAAAAAGAAAAGCTTATAGCCAGTAACATCACTGAGGCCTTCGGTGACTGGATATATAAGAACGTAGCGGGCTTGAAGGCGCATCTCCTTGCGGAGAAAATCTTCAAGTCGACTGTAGATGGTGTGGAACTTGACGAAGAGGAGGTGGATATCATAAGACGTTCTACCCCTATGTTGTCCGGCTTGCTGGCCGATTCGTTGAATGATTATCTGGATAAAAAGAAGGAGGAACAACATGAAGATTGAGAATTTGGAACGCGCCAGCCGAATCAATGACGAACTGGCGAAACTGAAGCTGGCTAAGGAAACATTGAATAACGGAGGCTATGTCCGTATCTACAGCAGCGCCCGGTCAAGTGCCGGATGTGTGGAACTGGATATAGCGAACTTTAATGACGAGGTAAACATGTGTATTGACAACCATATTACAAAACTAGAATACGAAATAGAAACGCTATGATGAAAGAATTATGGCAATTAATCAAGATGCTGTTCTCAGGCAAGCCGGGTGATTTTGATATTCCTGAGCTGCTTCCCATGAAGCATTATCCTTTCAAGGGATACCGTTTCATGATGTGGTGCGGACGGATGATATACCGTGCCGATAACAAGGAGAACATAGATGGGTATATGCAGACCTATGCGGGTAAGGAAAGCCTGACGCACGAAACCATACACCTGCGTCAGGCACAGGTTATCGGCTCATGGGTAAAATACTACTGGCGGTATTTTGTCGAGTGGATCAAGGGAAACCCTATCTGCCATCCTGCGAGTTCGGCATATTATACCATTCCGTATGAAATCGCCGCGTATGCTAATCAGGATAATCCCGATTACTTAAAAAACTATACGGATGATTCCTTTACTCGTTACAAGTTGAAGCATAGAAAGCGTATTTACAAGGAGCATCAAAAAGATTGGAAAACTTATATTAGAACTTTATAAAAATTGATATTATGAGTAATTTGAATTTGGAAAATATAGTTGCCTTTAAAGCTGTGGATAAAGACGGCAACGAACAAAATGTGACAGTAGATGAAATGGTGGATATGGTTTCCACAAGAATGGTTATGGCTTTGTCTGAAACTTCAACATTTGCTGCCGCTGCGGCAACAGGAAATGATGTGTATGAGAATGAACTTCCGACAGTGACGGATGCCGCAAATGTAAGAGTTTTACAAAGTAGCGGAGATGCGGCAAAAATGACGATGCAGTCGCTTGCATCAAAACTGGGAGAACTGATAGGTACAGCTACGGCTAATAAGAATGGATTAATGAGTAAAATATTTGCAGTAACTGATATAGAAAGAGGAAAAGGTCTGATTATTGACTATCAAGTTGATTCTAATGGTTTATATACTTCTTCTTCGTTGATAGAAATATATGTCTATTCGGGATCTAAGACTGCATTTTATAGAGTGATGTCAATACCTACTGGATCTAAAAACATAGAAATAAAATATATGGGGCTGCATTGGTGCGATTTTAAATATGCAAATGGTAAATTGTATGTGTTACCTAAGTCGGAGGATTCTTCTATCTCGTATAAGGTATCATTAGTTAGAAGAACAAGACCGAATTTCTCAACAATAAACTTTTCTGATTTTTCCAATATTACAGGTGAAATAATTACACCTACACCTGATTAATCCACTTCTGGGAGGACTAATGAACAGTTTGAAGCTGTTCCCGTTTATGCCCAAAGGTATATTAAGTACAGACGAAGAGGTAAATAGTGCAACTGCAAGCGGAATGTATCATGTATTCGGACGAGACGGAATTAGTGTTGTTTCAAATTATTCCATAATGATAGTTTTTAACGATGGACAAGGATATGTCATTCAAATGACATTCCGTCTAGGTGAGGATGTTGTTGGTTTCCGCCGTAATTATGATGGGAAATGGGGAGATTTTAGGTCTTTTGTATTGGCTTCTTAGAAACATGGATTACCTTTGCACCGCACATGGCGTTGTGCATATCAGGATCGGGTGGCACCGGCTTGTACCGGACCACCCGTTTTTTAATCATGTCAAAGATACGGTTCGCCAATTACCCCAACTGCTACTAAACCATTTCACTCGATATTTATAAATATCTCCGCTATAATTATATAGATTCTGAATACAACAGATATTAGGTTTGCCGATTACAACTAATACACAATTACGGACATATTCTAATTTTGATTTTTGTGATAGTAAGTATATTCCGCTATAATCCATCTGATCTAATTCGTCTTGAGATCCTATTTCTTTCATATCTCTGAACCTTAACCATGTATCATTTATCCCTATCAGTCCTCCCAGGTCAAGATTGTAACCTTTTTTATATCAAACAATGTCTATACAACGTTCCAGTTATCCCAGTCACTTGAAATCATAAAACGATATGCAATTTTCCCATTATATCTGCCAAAAATAATTTGCACTTTATATAATAAAGAATTAAAAACAACTAGAAGACCATAGTCGTTAAATCCATCAATATTTAAAACTTCTCCTATTGAGTATATACCACTTGTTAATTTATCTATACTTTCTATTTTATCTCCCATTCCTCTCAACCATGTATCATTTATCCCTATCAGTCCTCCCAGCTCAGTGCTATATCTTTTGTCACGTCAAGATATTGGTACTTCAATCGCCCCACTAGGAATAGCATTGATTGATTCTATTTTGCTCGTGTTCACAAGACCTAATCGTGACACTATTATTTTCGCATACCAATTAGCTTTTATGTAAAAGCAAAATCTTTCTGTATCAACTGTATAATACATATTAATGTTACTAATTTTGGTTCCGTTTATCAATTTACAAAAGACTTTATTTGCATTCCATCTAATCATAGACACTGCGACTGAGAACGAGTCTCCACCAACATTTGTAACACTAATTACAGACTCATTTATTGATCCGGCATTTGGCATAAATACACTAATCTTACAATATTGATTATTATCTTTAGATAATTCTAAAGGTACCATACCGGAACTCATCAACCCGCTTTTATTTGATGTTGCATTCCCAATCAGTTCTCCCAGAAGCATTTTTTGTGGTTTATTTTGTAAATACAGAAGATTTTTTTAACTTTAAAACAAAAAGTTGAGTATGTTAGAGAAGATCAGATACCGTTTGGTTTATAACCGACAAAACAGACTAAATCGACAGGGAACCGCATTAGTACAGATTGAAGCCTATCTTAACCAGCGGAAATCATATTTTAAAACAAACATCTATCTCAAGCCGGAGTGTTGGAGCAAGGATGGTGCCCAAGTTATCAACCATCCGCAGTCAAATGAACTTAACGCAATGCTATACGAAAAAATACTGGAGTTGCAGGCTATAGAACTTAGCTATTGGAAAAGAGGGCTTGAATCAAACCTTTCCACGTTAAAGGAGGCTGTAAAAAAGGGAATTAAACCAGTTGTGTCGTTTTTAAAGTTTGCGATACAAACGATAGAGAATTCAGATAGGAAACCGGGAACCAAGGATAACATGCTGGGCACGGTAGCCACTTTGAAGGAATTCCGGAACGTGATAGAGTTTACTGATATAAATTATACGTTTTTGAAAGAGTTTGACGCATTTTTGCGAAACAAGAATCTGAAAGTAAACACAGTCGGAAAACACATGAGAATACTGCGTACCTTGGTCAACGAAGCAATAAACGAAGGTTATATATTACAGGAGGCATACCCTTTCCGTAAGTTCAAGATCAAGAAAGAGAAGAAGGAACATAACTTCCTGATGCCCGCAGACTTGGAGAAGCTGGAGAATCTTGAACTGCCGGACAGGAAGAACAACAGCCGGCATATACTGGACGCATTTCTCTTCTGCTGCTATTGCGGATTGAGATTCTCTGATTTCAAGCAATTGACTTATAAAAATCTCGTAACAGTTGACGGAAAGGAATGGCTGGTCCTAAACAGCGTCAAAACAGGTGTGAAACTCAATATTCCGCTATATCTGCTGTTTAACGGAAAGGCACTGGGCATAATGCGGAAGTACGACAGCATCGAACAACTGGCTGCATTAGGTTGCAATTCGGACACTAATCGGACATTGCAGAAATTGGGAAGAATGGCGCGTATCAGCAAGAAATTTACCTACCATACAAGTCGTCATACTTGTGCTACTCTGTTGGTACATCAAGGCGTTCCGATAACCACCGTCCAAAAACTCTTGGGGCATACATCGGCCAAGACAACAGAGATATATTCAGAAGTGTTTGATGAAACAATCATCAAGGATCTGACAAGGGCTAATCAGAAGTATTCTAAAAGTAGAAATGTAAAACAAAATCAAATAAAATCTCAAAAATCCCCGGAAAAATACATCAGGCAGTAGAAATCTATAAAAGCTATCTGTTTTATACTTGTTTTTCCGATCCCATTCCATAACATTCGTTTCCTGTCAATAAAAATACAAACTCGCCAGTCTTGCCGTTCTATTAATTCTCTTCATTCATCTTGCAAGTAAAAAATATTGCATTAATGGCAATTTTTTAAGAAGATTGGTTTTTGTTTCAACATTGGCTTCTTATAACTAATTAATATAGTTTTCTTTTTTTGTGTCTAAATGTTAAATATTGCACAATACAAGAAAATATATTGTGATTTGTTTTGCTATTATATCACAATGTTGTATATTTACATTGTGATAATAAAACAACAGGTAATAATAGAACCGGCGGCAACGGATAAGCGGCGTAAGACTATGAAGACAAAAATTCAATTTACAGATTCATACAGTGGGAGAGCAATTAATATAGTTATTAATCTTACTGACGATGAAAAGGAATACTACTTAAGAGAAGATGACAAAAATGTCATTTATAACAAAATGTCTTCTTATCAGAGAGCAAAAATAGAATCATTCTTTGGGAAGATGAATGCATACTATACCCAAATAGAGATTTTATAAATAAAAAGTTAGGGCGACGAATTTCTTCGCTGCCCTAAATATTAAAATGTGGTTTAAGCCACAATGACATTTTTAATGTCGTTTCAATCCACGCACCGAAGTGCGACTAACATCGTTGATGTTTGATGCAAAGGTGCAACTTTTTGAATTAACGAGCAACAAATTATAAATGTTATAAAACATATTAATTATGGCAAGAAGACGATCTATTACCCTAGATCAAGAGTCTAGGGTATTGTCCTTGTACAAAGCAGGGATGGCTATCAAGGAAATAATGAAGGATACGGAAATAAAGTCTGAGCAAACGATATATAGGATATTGGACAGCAATGATGTGCCAAGACGTCCCAAGGTTAGAGGTGTAAGAAAAATATTTGTCACGATAGAGGAGGATGTAGCTGCTATCTTAGATAAGGAGCAATCGGTATCATTATATGTCAATGAGGCTATAAGATTCTATCACGGTAACCGGCATTAATTGTCGGTTATTTTTTTATTAAAACTATATTTAAAATCACGTTTTGAATCGTGTTGTTTAGATAAATTAAAGTCATATCATTTCGCAATACCCTAAAAATACCCATGAGAAAAAAAAATCTTAAAAATATACCAATACTTTTTGTATAACACCCGATGTTTTTTTATTAAAGCTTTGATATATCTTAAAAATATACCAATTATATATTATATTTTTTCGACACATAATAAGCCAAGGAGGCGACAGAATAAATTGCAGCGCAATCATCTGAACCATTATAATCCAATATCCCATCCATAAACTCATTGTATTGCGGGATCTCATCATAGTCTGCACGAAACATCACATTATTTTTGATAAAATCCAGAAAAGCAGATACCCTAGCATCTGTTCCCATATTTTTATGCATAATTCTGACATCATATCTATCCCTTAAGCCCCGTGCTATGGGGAAATAATTTTTCTCACTTTCAAACAACACTTCCACAGGAGATATGCCCTCTAAAAATGACAGGAGAACAGTCTCATCAAATGATCCTGTATATGTCACATTATCTATATATATTCCCTCATTTACATAGCACGAAACGATAATGAACTTTCCGGCATATTCGGGAAGAACATATACAAGTCTTGTCCCCTGAATATTTTTAGACATATCAAAATATCTCATATCTTTATTTTCCTGTTTAATTTTACTTCGTTTCCTTTTCAAAGAGAAACGAGTATATTCATCCTTGAATACCCATACAGTAATATATCGCAGACAATCCACCAAGTGACCGTATCTCTCATAAGACTGTCCTGTAATCTTATCCTTTACTCTTTTTTTCAGCACCCCTCCATTAACGTCCTTCTTGGCATTGTTATAATCGACTATCGAGTTTTTACATCCATCATCTACCGAAAATGACATACCCGAGCCTCCATCGAGCATGTAGTTTACAAATTCACCTGACATCGGTACGGACGGGTTAGAAGCCGGTATCCTCTCCTCAACATGGTAATCGCTTTCCAGCCCTTCCACGAACTTATCAAGAAACGATCTCTTCTCTTCGTCTATAGTGTTCCCGTTTTTTGTCGAAGCATCTCCGTACAGATACAGCATATCATTATACCTTATTGATTTCAGGTAATCTACCGCCATTTTTGAAGCCTGTGTTACCGTGTTGAACGGATCACTGGCGCATATCTCGTTAAACTGCCTTATACTACTTCCATCCACCTGGAAAAATGATATTGAAATATAAGGGAGCACATTGTTATCAATTGATATATGAACCGGCATCCCTTTAATGTAGTGTGTCGTTTTTATGTGTTTGTTTGAATCAAATGCATACAGGAACTCTCCTCCTGTCTTAATGCTTCCCCATTCTCCCAATGCGTATACCCTGTAGTAATTATAATCATGATCCTTGTACCATTGGTAATTAGATATCGTCTGTCTGTCATAGTATCCATACTTCCCGTCCGGAGAACCTACTACCCAGAAGTTGTTCTTATACGAAGAATGCAGCTCTACCGTATCCGATGGATATCTTTCCATTTTTCCCGTACGCTCATTAGCTATCATTCTAGATTTATTATATCTCTTTCCTAATATCCGGCTATAATCCTTAGGTAATAAACTCCTTTTTATCGGATATCTTACTTTCCCGTACAAATCATTCGGATGCTCATCCCACTCGTATGTATCAAGGATCTTGGTTTTTATCCACGAGTCCTCTGATACTGGATTAAAGTTGCATATAATCTGTAGGCCCTCCTTTCCTCGTAGGCGGAAACGTATTTGTGTGAAATCCTCATATTCAAACTCAGTGGCCTCTTCCATCACTATCCAGCGATATCCTGTGATAGACTTTATCTTCTCGGGATCGTCCAATCCTGTAAAATCGATTTTGCAACCATTTATACAGGTTATATTATTTTCCTTTGGAGCGAAAAACTGACTCAATTGAAGAGCTTTCATTTGGGTCTTAAACTCTTCATATACCGTATTCTTAAGACTGGCTCCAACTTTTCTCACAACGAGAGCCGAACCCTCTCCGGAGAATACAGACAACAACACGGATTGTGTCGTAGATACAGATTTCCCTGATGAGGAACCACCTCTGTTTATAATATACCGGATATCCTTGTCATGCATCGCCTCACGGATATGCCAAAACAGGGGATTAAACAATTTATACGAGAACACCATCTCTATCATTGCTCGTCCCCAATTATCATGCGCACATTGGTACTGACATCACTTTTTACTGGAGCATCCCATCCAAGCATCTTGCTTATCTGTGTAATGGCGGCTATTTTGCTATATAGCCGTATCTCTACTCCATATTGAGTATTCTTAATCGATTGGATGCAACATCGGACTGGTTTTGGTATATCATCAAGAGAACGGACAATAAACGTATCTTTACTTTTTAATTGAAGATCTATAGGGTCTACATTTACCACATTTGTAAGAAAACGCAATGCATCTTCCTTCTTCATGTCAGACTTTTTTAAGATATCAGCCTGCAATTCATTTACACGGGATGCGACAGATGGATTTCTCAGCAATTCAAATGCACGCTTACTAACGACCCCATCCTTCCATCCAATACTATTAGGGTAAGCTTTCCGATATGCATCTGTAGCATTACCTGTTTCTATATAATAATGACAGAAATTTTCTCTATTTGCTACGAGTTTTTTTCCCATAAAAGTCTTTTCGTCCGAAGAACGTACCGTGCTCCTTTACACGGAAACATTATAATTCAAAGTTACAAAAAATCTGAATAAAAACAAAACTTGTCATTTAATTCATTTTCTTAAAAGTTCTTTATCATGTAAACCGTGATCACAAGCTGTCTTATAAGCTCGATCCCGTAGTTCGTTCAAATTAATATTATTCATTGTCTATTTTTTTATAATCCTTACATCCATTACGATAAAAACCACCATCATATAAATCACTGTAACCATGGTTCACTTTAAACCGAAGAGGATGGTTTAGCGCACAAAGATCACTATAGTGCTGTTTAGCTGATTCTTCAATTACTTTCTCCATCTCATCATCATCTAATACCCTTTCGTCCGGTTTAAAATTCTTGCATGTATCACAGTAACGGATAGGTTTACGTTCTCCTTTTTTCCCTGAAGGCTTTTTAAACCCTTTTAGCCAACAGCTTTCGTCTTTGATAGGGCAACATCTACAGTAATCATCAATATCGTAAAATTGACAGTAACCGTCACAGAACCATTCTCGAAACTCTGTAAGCATTTTCTCTTTTATAAGTTCTTCCTTCATTTCCTTATTCCTAATTTAATTTCTTCATCCTTGATTATTTTCCCAATCTTATCGGCTTCCTCATATCGTTCCTCCCTTATCAACTTTCTTTGCAGCTCCGAGAGCTGGTTAAGGAAAACAATATCGTTACGATCTGACACACGACGGACATATCTTTCTATATCATCCAGCTTATTCTCCATGCGTATATGCCACTTGCTTACCAAAATTAAAGTAAATGCTAGAGCACAAACATTTAATGAGGCAAGGATGAATTTAAATATTGATTCTGCTATTTCCATAATCATATAAGTTTTAATGCTTCCTGTAAACCTGCTTCAAGTGCTTCCTCGTAGCTATCCCATTCCTCTCCATCATTTGTTCCTTTATAAACAGAACTAGCCATATGAGTTCCATTGTCAGCTTTAGATATTTCGTATCCATAACCACAAGCACAGTTATATACACATATATGAATGTTTTTGGTTTCACGAAGCCACTTTTGGGCAACGGATTGAGTAGGGCAAGAATAAAATAATTTAGGTAAATCCTTACTAGTTCTAAATATGGTTTCCATCATTATACCCTTATGATTAATAATATCTTTGCAATACTCATTGAACCCTTTCTCTTTCAGCAACTTCGCTGTTTCTAATGTTACAAGTTCTTCGGTCATAGTATTCCTCCTTTCTTCTTTTCACATTCTTCACAATGCAGTTTGTAAGCATGGGCAAACATTCCTAGAGTAACAGGCTCAAAGTGAAAATCCGCTTGTTTCCCTTCTACAACAACAGAAACGCATAATTGACCATCGCAAAAGTCAATATACGCTTCACCACCTCCATCTCCTTGAATGGAAAGTGTTTGTGTCTGTACGCTATTCATTATTCACCTCCTTTAATCTTTTAATTAGTGCATCAGCGCAATTAACCGAATATTTAGCGATTGCATCAGAATTACCCCCACGGTCATCTGCTATAACAGTCTTAATAATATCTTTCGCTAGTTCATACCGCCTCTGTTCCCAGTCGATAGCTGAAAAATCAAGTTCGCATTCTCTGAAAACCATATTATCGCACACATATAAATAATCTCCGCTATGTGGAGAGTTGATGTTTAATTGGGGAGTTACATCTACCAAAACTCCTGTTGATTTTACTCTTGCTTTCATTGTTCCTCCTTTGTTTTAAAATGTTCAATCAGTTCACTTTAGGATATTTCATTTGTCTAAGTTTTTTTTCATCCATATTAGTCCGTTTCTTTCTTGGCAACATTCACAGTAGTTATATCCTAATCGTTCATACCATTTCTCTTGCCAACTACCTTTCTTTGCCTCAAGAAATACACGGACACATCCTAAACCTTTGGCTATTTGTTCTGCACGAAGCATTAAATTGATTCCGTTCCCATTTCGTCTTTGTTTTCTTACAAACAGGGATGACAATATTATTTCACTTGGATTGTCACTGTATCTATGCAATGATATATGACCATTATCCAATATTATATTTATTATTTCATTGGGATACATGTCTATATTCAATCTCCTTTCTATTTAATTTGTTCAAATACCATTTATTCTAACGTACTTGCCTGCAATATTGCAGGTTCTCAATATTTCTGCATTATCCTCACCAAAAGCGATAAGGATACTACCACAACCTAGAGAATCCCCACGAGTTCCGTCTGGACGGAAGAATCTGATTCGGTTACGCAAGAATTTCATTGCCGTTGCCTTCTCGAATATCACATCCTGAAACATCTTTGAATCGCAGCGATTGAAAAGTAAAGCAATGCCGTTTCCATGTTCTGCCATCCGTTTAACGAAACATTCTATAAGAGGACGGGAATAAGGTGGGTTCAACCAAACACGACCTTTCCATTCCTGTTTTAATCCATCGTCATTTTTGTTGTACATGACATTTGCCGTTTTATAGGGGGGGGCTACAGGGGCACATGGGTCTAAATCAAATTCACCCAATGCGTCTATAATTTCTTTCGGTGTGTACCATTCATCGGTACTATTAGCCGATCTTTCAAAGGTTGTATTCATTTCTCATTTGTTCTATATTTCTTCATTTTTAGGATTATCCATTAAACTCATCCATATATCCCATTTCTTTTAAACGGATATTAAACTCTTCAACCGAATCATTATTAGGAATGAATTGCTCAAGAACATCGTTAAAAGGGTGCAGATGGTTTTTTAAAATATCATTAGCCTCTTCTTCTCCACGTTTCTTTCCTAATCGGTCTTTGCATACTTCTATGTAATCATCTTTTGTCATATTGTAGTGCGTGACTGTATCAACAATTGTACTAAACCTACAATATAAGCCGTTTGGCTGTTGGGCTATAAATGATCCCATAATTACCTCCTTCTAATCTGTTTTGAATTATTTTTTTATAACTACCGCCATTGTACTAATAGATGTGCCACTCTCTTTAAACTCGCCTGCGCTGATTTCAAACACTTCTCCATGTACTTTTTCCAACCATTCCCGGAACTCAACACATTTCTTTTCAGACGCGAATTTCCAATGCTGACTAGTTATAGCTGCAAGAATTCCACCTTCTTCCAAGCGTTCATACATAAGTCTTACATGGTCTATGTCTTGATTGCCGGAGAATGGAGGATTAGCAATAATCTTAGTGTAATGCCCTACACTGTCTTTCGTAAAATCTTCATCAAGCAATATTACGTTATCAAGTGTATGAAGGAACTCCCTGTTTTCTGGCATCAGTTCATAACATTCAACTGTTACTGACGGGCACGACCGATGAATCGCTTTTATCAGAGCACCACGTCCGGCACTTGGTTCAAGTACGGTATCTGTTTCATGAATTCCACCGGCAAGCATTACCAGCCAGTCTGCAATATCAGCAGGTGTTTCAAAGAACTGAAAATCTTTTTGCAAATCGCATCGCTTACCTTCTTTCAAGATGGAGAACACACGTTCCGGATTAAAAGGAAATGTGAAACCCTGTACCTTCCCACCTTGCCATGAGCCGCCGGCTTCTTCTATCCACTTTTTTGCTTCGGCATAAGATTTTTTGTTGAATTGAACTTGGGGAAGTTTGAGGATATTGTTCTCAAGAGTACAATGTTTCAATATCTCTTCCACGCTCCATTTCTTACCTTCATCAGCCTGTTTTTTCTTTTCGTCCGTTGAAGCGTCCGGCGCTAAAAGTGAAGATATTTTTTGAACAACTATGTTGCTTGCGTCCATGAAGGCACTGACGCAAGATATCGCTTCTATCAAAAAATCAGTGTCAACACACCCAGTATCGTCATAGATGTCTATCCCTTCGGTCATGGATGACAGTTCATTAAGCTGCGCTACACTACCATGTAACGTTTCGATTAAAATCTTTTTTTTGTTCATCATAACTTTTCTGTAAATAAATTCTAGTTGTGTCTACACTCCCGTGACCTAGAAGGTCAGCCAGTTGAATAACATCTTTGTTTTTTTTCAGGAACATTTTAGCAAAGAAATGCCGGAAGGCGTGCGCGTGCATCTTCCTTGGATCAATGCCGCAATGTTTTCCCCATGCTTTCAAGTGCTGGGAAAAGCCACGCTGTGTGATCGGTCCGAATCTCCCTACCGCAAAAATCCCGGTCTTACCATATTCTTTAGCGTAAACCTTTGCTTCTTGCTGTAGCTGTTTTTGAAAGAAAAATCGACGGTACTTGTTACCCTTTCCTTTTAATGTCACTTCCCCGGATATGATGTTTTCCCACGTAAACTGCTGGAATTCCGACAGACGGGCGCCCGTTGTTCCCAAAACCTTAATAAAGAAATAGTAATCCTTGTTGTTTTTTGCCTTGAGATATTCCAACAGCCGGTTATATTCCTCTTCGGTCGGCACATTGTTCACATCAAGCTTGCGCTTTATTTTGGGGCGCTTCAGTTCTATAGGCTTCTTCAGCCATTTGGAAAATCTTTCTATTGCTGTAATTCGCAAACGGATGGTAGCGGGAGATAATTTTTCTTCTTCAAGACTTTTTATAAACCTCCTGCAATTATCCATGTTTACCTCATTGGCATACTCGAAATACTTCTTCATTGATGTGTAATATATATAAACTGTATGAGAAGAGTAATCATTGTTGTCAGTCAGCCATATAATGAAATCATTAAGTTGTTTCTTGTTCTTATCCGAAATGACATCAAGTTTTTCCAAAGGTTTCACCGCCTTTTCCCTTTTTCCATATCCGATGTTGAGATAGGATAATAGATCGCATATAGCTGAACACATTAGCGAATGACGCACCATGACATCTGCATTTTCACGCTTGTAATTCAAATAACCACGGCGGTTCACTTCTTTGGTCATCTCTAAAAAATCCGTGACATGCTTGATATATTTCCCGACAGTATCATAAGTCCTGCCTGTTGTGTATAAGTAAGAAATATAATCAGTTAATATCTTCTGTCTGTCATTATTCATAATCTTGTTTAATTAAATTATACCAATCATTGCTATCTTCAAAAAAACATCTGTATCCATTAGCCGTATGTTTGCCTCTCACTTTCCGACATATAGCACTGATCAAAGAAGGAGCCACGCCAATCATCTTACCAGCCATTTGTATCGAAGGGAATACTCCACATAATTTCTCATCCTTTATCAAAACAACGCTCTTTTTATTCATACCTGCTCCGGTCTTATGCCAAGCCCCACGTCCTTTAGACAGATTTTTTATACTTCTGGCTTTGGACCGTTTTGAATGATAAACCATTTTACGACCCTTGTTGTGAGAAACACAACCTTTTAAAAATCGTCCGGTAATAAAGTCTCTCTCAAATCGCTCAGGCGGTATATATAATTCACTCATATCTATTTAGATTTACACTAATTCAATTATAGCCTTCTTTAAATTAACAAATAAAGGTATTGCTGACATGCCCCCATTGTAATCCAACTGTCTTAAAGAGGGGACAACCTCTCCGTTGTCATCAATCTCATAATCTGCAATATAGGCTAACTTCTTCGCTTCTGGGACTAATATCCTTTCATTGTTCCCAAAAATATATCTTTCATGAGCAAGGACCGTTATACAGACCTTACTTCCAACAGGGAATCCTTGGTTGGATTCAATGTATTCCTTTTCCAACTGAATTTTCTGATTCTTCAATTCCCTTATTTTTGAATCAATATCATTTTTCTTTGTCTGAAATTCTTCTTTGTTCATTTTTAAATTGTTTTGAGTTATTTGAATAAGTTTTTCATGGACTTGTTTATCGCATCTAGTTTATCATCCATTGATGGATGAACATATAGATTCATAGTCGTAGATACATCTGAATGTCCTAAGATACGACTCGTTGTCTTCATATCGGCTTTAGATGCAATCATGCGTGTGGCGAATGAATGCCTTAGACCGTGGAACTTAATACACCTGTCCAATCCAACTTCATTCAAAACGAGATGCCTGTAATAGTTTCGGTAAACCCTTGGCTCACAAAACTTCTCATCTCCAGTAGTGACATAAAAACTATCATTATAGCAAGCCTTGAATTTTTTCAAGATACCGAGTAAATCACGGCCTATCGGAATATCACGGCGACTTTCTATAGTCTTGGGAGTAGATTCTATAACCTTGGTTTTTCGGGTGTCAATATCCATAATTCGTTCAATAGTATGAGTTACATGGATACATTTGTTATCAACATCTATATTCTCCCACCTCAGTCCGCAAATTTCACCAATTCTCATACCTGTACACAAGCCTATTAGAATGCCCAAGCGCTTAGGTTTCGGATAATCCACTATGTACGAGATTATTTTTTTTTGTTCAAATTCTGTATATACTTCAAGATCTTTAGTTGCTTCCATATTGGCAGTAGGAAACTGAACACGATATTTAATATATCTTACACCAAATCGTTCCATTGCATAATACAATAGCATCTTAAAAGAGATGAATATGTCTTTAGCTGTTTTCACAGATAACCCTTCTTCAATCAAAGACAGCATAAATCTCTGCATTTCGTCATTAGTAACATATTCCGGGTCTTTATCTCCATATATCGGAAGTATTTTTTGTGTGAACTGATAGACATAAGTGGAGCATGTACTTTCCTTTACTAACTTGCGCTTAACAGGAAGCCATTTATTGTATATCTCTTGAATCGTCATTGTATATTGCTTTTTATGATAAGTTTATGTTCAGGATCCTTTATAATATCACTAAACCCTAAAGTATCATCTTTACGGTTTAGAAGAATATACTTCATTTTTATGGATTTTTCCAAAACGTCGCCATGATAAACGTACCCCATAATCCCGCGAATTGATAAATTAAGGAGCAAAATAGGTATTGATCGTGCAGACAACTCCCAACATGTCACCATATTCTGCGATGGAAAGTGCTCCCAAGGAATCTTGTTGTGGCACCGCTGCCACCAATCAGCGATTATCATAGAACCATTTCCGGCTGTAGGCTCATGTATCGAACCAGCCTGGCTGGTTAATTTAGAACAAAGGATTCCAAGGGAGTTTGGTGTGAAATCCTGTTTCTTCTGCTTCCGCTCTGACAATTCATTCTCATACAAAGCCTGAAACCAATCATAAGACATATCGTAATCATTCATACGGATCAATTCGTTATAGATTTTATTGCGTAATTCTACAGAACCGTCAAGAATACGCATTACTGCATCAGGAAGATCTCTTAAATCTTCTATATGAAATATTTTAAATGCTTCTTCTTTTGTCATATTAATAATCAATTTCTGTTAACCATGCATTATCGTTCTCAAAATACACTCTATAGCCTCTCACCGTTTTATGACCTTTCTTTTTTAAACAAACATCACTTATGTGAGATGGAGTAATACATAATTTTGCACCAGCCTCATTGACAGAAGCATATACACCTATCAACTTCCTGTCTTTAATAACGACAACAGATTTCTTATTCATACCTGCACCAGTTTTATGATGCGCTCCACGACCTTTTACCAAACCTTGTAAACTTCTACGCTTCGTCCACTTTGAATGATAGGTCATTCTCTTCCCTTTATTATGTGGAGTACAACCTTTTAAAAACTGGCCATTAACAAGATTCCTCTCAGGCCGCTCAGGCGGTATATATAATTCACTCATTTCTTCTCTGGTTATTGGTTAAATACTAATCTCTTTAAATTCGTATGGAGTAATCTTTCCTTTTTCTTTCACAGAAGAAAAGAATGAATCTGCTGGGCAAACACATTCGGGCATTCCACTCGTATTACAATCGTCGGGAACGGTTGCCAAGATGCATAAACCATCTGCTGGCAGATGCTCACAACTGACTTTATCATCCCAACCAATGTACTTTTGTGCTTCCTTTGCGATATCTTCACATCTATACCTATAATTTATGTAGGCATCATCCGCAGCTTTCAGTAACTTAGATATATTCATTTTCTGTTCCGTTTTTAACCATTTCCCTGATGTCAGGTAAATGATAATTATTATCAATTAAATTCTAATTGCTCTATCAGTCAACTGTTAATCAACTTCCACTAACTCACCGTTTTCTAGTCTATACCATGTATCAGCCTTGACAACCTCACCATCAACTAATACAGCCTTCCAATCGACAATATCATACGTATCTTCCCTTTCTTCAGCTATGACTAAAATTGCACCTATTCCGCCTTTTACCTGAACATTGTTACCTCTTGCCACTGACAAACCATTTGATCCGGTTGAAGCCTTTCCTCTTGCCGTGGCAGCACCTCTATCACCAGCCGTGGCAGCACCACTATCCCCAGCCGTGGCAGCACCATAATTACCAGCCGTGGCAGCACCTCTATCCCCAGCCGTGGCAGCACCACTATCACCAGCCGTGGCAGCACCATAATTACCA